GCCATCCATTTACTAATAAATATACATTTAGTGAATGGGTTGGAAATAGTAAAGAAGATGCAGGTGTAGATGGATGGTTAAAACATGCCGCTAAAGGAAATAATAGTAAATTTTTTATTGGTGTTCAAGTTAAATATCGTTTTGAAAAATCAGTTAAATGGAATGACCAAATTACAAAAGCCGTAGCATTAACTGATGAACGTGTTCGTACATTATTTCGTGATGGTCAATTAACAAAAGATGAATGGATTGATTGGGGTTTAAATGTAAATCGTAGAGCACTTATTGTTACTACAACAAAGGTATCAGATTCTATTACAAGTGCTATAGGTTCACAAGCATTTGATAAAATTGATGAAGATGATTTATTAAAATATTTGGGTTGTCCAAATAATAAAAATCAAAATAAAACTTTTTGGGAAAATACTTATAAATCTATTATAGGTGATTAAAAGGTTTAATATTATGGTTAAAGAATTATTTACTACTAATGATGGAATTCAGCGTTCTAAAGAACGTATCACCAAGAATGGTGAAGTATTTACCCCATTTGCAGTTATTGACCAAATGATTGCTAAAATTCCTGAAGAAAAATGGAAAGACCCTAAAGCCACATTTTTGGATCCTACAGCTGGTTCTGGAAATATCCTTGTTCGTATGCTTGAAAAACGTCTTGCTTCTGGAATTTCAGTTGAAGATGCAGTAAAGACACTTTACGGTGTTGAATTGATGCAGGATAACAGAGATTTGTGTGTTCAAAGAATTCTTGAAATTGTTGGACCTAAATACAGTAAAATTGTAAACAAAAATATTGTATGTGCTGATTTCTTTAAATGGGATTTTGAAAACTGGAAACCTAAAGAAGAAGTCGATGAAACAAAAATTGAAAATAGCGGATTTGCCGAATTCGTTTCTTAGGAGGCCAAATGAGTTCTATCGATACTACTGAAAATCATGCAAAGCCTATTTTGTTTACTGTAATTAGAAACGGACATTCAAGCAGGGTCGAATATGCGCCCTGGTTTAGAATGGAAGTTTACACTAGTAAAAAATATAATCCAGATTTGACCGAAAGATGGCGAGACACTATGGATTATTTAAACATGTTAATGATGGGTACACCACATGGTAATATTCCGCCAGAGGAAAAATATGCCATTGGTGTACAGTATATTCCAGTAAGTGAAATCGATAGAAGTAATACTGGGTATTTTTATGGTTTGTTATCTCCAGACCATGCAACATATATTATCAAGCGTGGAGATACTGTTGTATTTCCTACTTGGACACTTGAAATCAAAACTAGCGGCGATATTGACAGACTTGTAAACAATTTGGAGATGGAAAGTGTATTGCAGTAAAAAATATGTACCTGGAGCAATAAAGGTTCGGATTAAACGTAAAAACAAATCAAAAGCTTTCTATGTTTGTTATTCGAAGATAGATAATACCTGTCTTAGCTGGTATGACAATAATGGTAATTATGTCAAGTTTGTAATATTGTATAAAGATGAATATAAAGAATTCATAGCTGGAACTCTACCATTTTATATCAAGGCTGCAGAGTTTTTTAAAGGCGATACCGTTTCATGTCGTGGATGGACAATTAAATTAGATTCTAATTATGCATTTCAAAAATTTATTCACAATTTGGAGACTGAGTGTGTTCTTAAATAAAAATAAAATCAAAATTACCATTCTAAGAGGTAATGAAAAAATAAAGAAGTCAGTGTATTATCATCAGCTTCCGCTTATTTGTCATTTTTCAAGTCAGGATTATACAGACAATCTTGGTCGACGTCCATGTGTCTGGGGAATGTTCAAATTTCCCAACATGTATGCTGGAATCGGTATTTGCTCCAAAAAGTATGAAGCGATTTATAATACACGTGAAAAACCAGTTTATGACATCATGCCAGAAGTATGTGATGTCGTTTTCAAACGAAACGATATAGTTCAATGCAGGGACTGGTCAATAACCATAAATACGGACGCGGACTTTTTGAAACTTGCTTCCAATCTTGAAACTGAAAGTAATTTAAAATGTTTACGATAATCGGAAATCCTCCTTATATTGGTAAAGGTGAAAAATTCTACCTCAAAGTAATGTCGGAATGTGAGAAGTTTACAGATTCCGCTGTCTGGCTAGTACCTACGGATTTTGTCGACAATCATCGTATCAAGGAAAATATCAATAACAAGCATATCTTGATTCTTAACGAAAGATTCGAGTCTTTCAGTCGTATTGAGACTGTCGTCGGAGATGCAAAGTTTGATGATGCCGAATTTTTCTCAGATGTCGGTATTTTCAAGTTCGACAAGAAGCAACTTGACCTTTATGACCTCAGATTCAACAGATTTTCAGATCCTGAGAAATATAAAGAAATAACGAAGATTGTTGACGCCTATTTGGTCGGAAAAAAGACTATTGGAACTGAACAGGGAAAGAAGAATACCTGGTATATTCAATTAAGCGATATAAGAGGCCATAGACGAGCCTGGGACTGGTGTACACTTTTATCCAAGGAAAGATACACCCCAGTCCAAAATGTCCCCGAAAGTGCCTTAAAACTCAAAAATCAGTATATCGGATTTGCTACCAAAACAGAATGTCAGAATTTTATCGATTATTGCAATACCGACATTGCAATGTTTCTGAATTATCTTTATAAATTCAATCAACACTCAAAATATGACTGTGTACCTGTCTATGATTTTAAAAAACCAGTCGATGAAAATTGGGTAATTAACGAAATTGGTTTGAATAAATATAAAGAATTCATAAAGGCCGAAATGGTGCCTTTTGGATATAAGACACGGTAAAATAAAAATGACAAATCGATTTCTTAATATTTTAGTTCCGGGTATTTTATTACCCGTTAGTTTAGGTTCAGTTTATAACTACTCACAATATGCCAAGAATATCATGGAGACTTTCGATATTTCGAAATTCTCGGCTGATATTGGTTTTACACTGATTATTTTCTTCCTTGGCATGGGAGCAGCAGTTTTCGGAAGATTTGTAGAGATGTTCCCGAAGAGAATGTCGGTTGTATCGACTATTCTGTTCACAATCGGTCTCTTGCTTCTTTCGTTATCGACATATACTGGATTTCTTCCACTTTACTATATCGGATGTTCCTTTATGGGATGTGGAACTGGTATCGGATATACGGCACCTATAAAACAGCTTCTGTCAAATTTCTCTAATCATAAAGGTCTAGCTTCTGGTTTGGCTATTACTGGTTTTGGGATGGGTAAGTTCGTCGCCGCTCCGATGATTGAAGGCCTTTTGGCTAATTTCTCGTTACCGGTCGTATTCTTGCTCATGGGGCTGATTTTCCTTGTAGTAATGTCTTTCTCTTCCTGGTTATATAGACCGAATCCTGCATATATTTCTACAAAATATACGGCTATTCCGTATCGAACTCTGATTAAAGCAAAATTCTTGACTAAGGAATATATTTCCGTCTGGTTTATGTTCTTCATCAATATCACATGTGGTCTCGCTTTGATTTCTCAAGAAAAGAGTTTATTCCTGAATGCAGGATATACGGCTATCGCGGCTCTCATGGCGGCAACGGCTATCGCTAATGTTGGTGGTCGTTTCGGAATGAGTACGGCAAGTGATTATATTGGAAGAAAGGCTGCATATCATTGGGTTGCAAGTCTCGGAATTCTGGGTGCATTCCTATGCTATACTCAGAATCCAATTTTGTTGGTCGCTGGTATTTTGATGATTGAATGGAACTATGGCGGAGGCTTTAGTTGTCTTCCTAGCCTACTTGCAAAGAGATTCGGAAGTAGTTGTCTTTCTACGGTTCACTCGATGACTCTAAGTGCCTGGGGTTTCGCTGGAATTGCAGGACCTATTCTAGGAAACATGTTTACTGACAATACGTTATATCTAGTTTTGGCCCTACTTTATTTCATAGGGTTCTTAGGGTTCACAATATTTGTTAAAAGAGACAAGTAAATAAAAACCGGTTATAATTAACCGGTTTTTATTTTATAATTTATTAACTATTAATATGGGTCATATTCAACTGCACTTTCGCGTGGTCTATCCCAATCCCAATTTTCTTTTACATCTTCCTGTAATTCGTCAAGGGTTGTAATATCGGATTCATCACAGTAGTCTTTAATACTACCGTTCCATTCCTTTTCGATATAACCAACAAAGTCATCATCGAAATAATCCCAAGCGTCATCAGCATCCCAAGTACCTACGCTACCGTCTTCGTCACTGTAATTATCATATACATAATCATTTACTGCTTCTGCAACAGGTTTCATGATTATGGCGTTGACGTAATCCTTATTAAGTTCTACTGCCTTATCGAAATTACCGATAAGATCGGTTTCGAGTAAGTCCTCTATGTGTGCTTTAAGACGGGCTTGCGCTTTCTTCTTATTGGAATTATCAGGTTTGACTGTATTGGCACGCTTCTTGGAATCGCTCATCGATCTCAGCATTTCATTATATTTTGTAAGAACATATTTCTGAATCAATTCAGTCATTTTATCAAGAGAACCTTCATCAGCGGAAATTGTTTCCGGAGAATGTCCTCTTATAGCAGAAATATTCCATTTTAATGTTTTACCATTAATGGTGAAAGCTACAGCCAAATGTTCAGAAAATCCCTGATATGTATATTTCCTAACTTCATCACTGAGTTTCTTTTGTACAATGATGTCAAGGAATGTTTCGTAGTCTTTATTATGTCCATAATTTGCTTCTTTTATCTTAACATTTACTGTATATCCCTTTGCAGTCCAAGGGTCTAACTCATCTTTAATCTTATCAGCAATCGCAATTACTCCAGAAGTATCAATATTTACCACGGAATCAATAGCATTTATCATTTCTTTAGCACAATCTACAGAATTTTCAAAAGATTTTTCAGGCGAAAGAGTCTTATTGATTGCACCGTCAACAGATACGTAATAACGGTAATCATACATCTCGCCTTTAACATCTTCTTTTCCTTTAAGACGTTCTGGCTTAGTTTCATGGAATGAAAAATAATAAGTCAACTTATTATCAGATTTGGCCCTAACGGTATAATCCCATGTATCATTCATCGGTGCGGGTTCTGACATATTTTCAGAAGTAATTTCGAGGTCCAAAGAATCAATTTTCTTTTTTACCAAGTCTGCACCGGCCTTAAAACGCTTTTCGGCTTCATCCCAGCCTTCACTGTCATGGCTATATGTTTCTTGATGCGGCGAATATTCTTTAAGCAAATATCCATATTCCGCAAGTATTTTTTTAGCTTCTGTTAATTTCATAAATCCTCACTGATATATTTATAAAAATGGAGTTTTTGTCCACTTATAAATATGATATGAACGACAATATAAACTGGCGATCAATTAATTACAATAATGTCAAGACTGTTTTTACGGATATGAACAAGTCGATTCACGACCGTAATGTTATCATGTCGAGGACTAACGAGAATAAAGACACCAAAGCACTTTCATTATCAGTGGAAGACAGAGGAACAGAAATCAACTTCTACTACATTTTCGGAAATAGCCATGTAACAATGATTATCGACGACAGTACAATCAAGGTTCTTCCAATAGTTCCTGATTCACTGACATATGAAATCAAGAAGAATATAAAGTTGATTATAGGTAAAGAATGCGTCTAGTTGAATTTCTTACACATACCACCACTCCTAAGCAGCTGGTCGGGTTCTTGAAGGGAAAACTCGGTATTGACGTTGCCCATTATGTTCTCGACGAGACGGATAGCGTAATCGAAATGGATCCTTCTATTTTCGACAAGATTGACTACTCCGTAAAGGGTTTCGACGAGCTTCTTGATAACTACGGCTGGAGAATCGGTGCATATAGCGACTGGTCGCTTGTTTTGAGAAATTCCAGGACTGAATATAAGTCTGATTCGAAATTTGCAAAGCAGTTCCACGGTTTGTACCTTCGTGCAGCTCATAGAAATATCGAAGTGTTCTCGAAGATTGGATTCCGACCGCATAAGGAAAACGCATGGACTGATGAAGAGCCGAATGCGACCAAGGTAGGTCCGATTTATAACGAAGGCCGTGTATATCTTTGGAGCCTTGAAGAAATTGCGGCTCATGTAAAGAACAAGTACGAATTCTGGGATAACGTCTATTATACAGTTGAAGCCATGAGGGCTTACGGTAAGAATACATATCTGGTTCGTCTGCCAGATTCAGTAAAAGTATATAAGGACCCTGAATATACGGAACTCGAAGAAGAAGTTTCTACTGGCGCTTGTTTTACGACCCAGAAATTAGACCCATCCTGGATTGAACTTATCAGTTCGGGTGGAACATATAAAGACACTGTTCAGAATTTAAAGAAAATGATTGGAGAATAAATGAGACTTTTGAATATTTTAACGGAATCGCTTAAATTCGTAGACTTGCCGGAACTTGTGAAAAAGTTCAGGGTAAGATTTCATATTCCGTTACAGAACTGTGCTAAGCGTTTGATTCTAAACGGAATGGAAGTAAAGTTCAGCCAGGACATATTGAAGGAAAACGACCTCGATGTTCATGACGTTGCCAAGTTTTTTGCCGCTAACGGCTGGGACGATTGTTCTCTCGTTGATGACGAAGGCAACTATACTACTGATGAAGTCATTTTCCGTCAGGGACGTGAAGAAGTCGATAACGTCAAGCCTTATTATGAACTTGAGCTTTTCAAAAACAAGGAATACATGGCTACTTTCAACAAGTTCCTTGGAAAGCTTGATTTTACCAAGTTCTATCACATAAGCAGTGCTACTCCTGATGACTTAATTAAAACCGGCGGTCTCCGTTGCAAGAGAAAGTCTAAGAGCGTCAACTATCCTCCACGTATCTACATGATTAACGGTAAGATGGCTTTGAAGGTCCTTATTCTCAGAGGGGATATAGATATAGACACAAGCGTAAGAATGGCCCAGCACAAGCTTAATGACGAAATGTATAACCTCGCCCAGTCCATGTTTAACCAGATTGTAATCGAATGGGAAGAAGACCATGACGAGGAAATGCCTCAGATGTATATGTACAGAATCGACCTTCCGGAAAATTGGCCAGTCCATAAGGATCCGGAATTCGACGACGATGACGAATTGTCCTCCTGTGCATGCTTTACTAACCAAAATATCCCGATGAAGTTCATTACCTTCATTGAAGCATTGTCATAAATAATATATGGAAAATAACGAATTTTTATTAGACGAAAGCTTTAAGCTTACAGACCCAGATACTGGTGAAGAATTCGAAAAGAATGACGAAGCGTTAAAGAAGTATTTTAATGAATTTAACGATACTTACTTCGGCGGCAAGCTTCAACCGATTAAATTAGGTTGGTTCAAGGGTACAAGGGTTCACGGCTATTTTAGACCGAGACCGAATGTTTACGAAAGTAAAGTTGAAGGTGTTGAAATTAAACTTAATATCAATGCCTGTGGTACTTTTGCAGCTTTTAGAAATACATTTGTTCATGAAATGCTTCACTATTACCGCGACTGTGTTGTTGGTTTTACGGAAGCTGAATGGGATGCTGCTAGACGTGCTTTGAGCTATCGTGCTATTACACGTTATCGTCAGATTCTGAATAATACTGCCGAAACTGCTCATACTGGTATTTGGAAACAATTAGCGGATGAAATGTCGCTTAAATATCCAGAACTTGGTAATATTGAAAGATATGCGGTTCAAAATACAGAAACTGGCGTTGCAATGATGGATAAAAAGTACGTTGTTGATTTCTGTCTTAAAAATGTTATTGTAAAAGTTGAAGATAGTTATTTTGGAACTGCATATTTCTGTGTTTCTAAAAATAACGTAACGCTTAATAAAATCCTAAATGCTATAAAGGATGGAAAATCTGCAAGCGAAGCTGGTATACCTGGCTGTTATAGAGGAAAATGGTCCAGAGAATGGCCAACATTGAAACCAGAAGAATTTACTAATATTCGTGCAAGCAGGGATATGACAAAATATTGGAGAGATTCAAGATTCCCTAAGGGCATGATTAGAAAAGAAGAACCTATCGGTGAGTTAAAATAAGGAGAAATTTATGATGTATAATACAGAAGAAAATTTCGTCGAGTTGGATTCGATTCAGATTGATGAAACAGTATTGAATAAGAAGAAAAAGAAATATTCTGAAGAAGAGCTTGATGAATTGCAAGAACTTTCTGATGAAATCGATTTATCAGTAGAATAATTTAAAAATCTTTAATTTTAAAACCTAGTTGTTAAACTAGGTTTTATTTTTATTTGTTCTATCTTTTGGGTAATGCGATTCAGAGATCATAAGCCTAGAAGGAACTTCCAGACTATGACTATTCCACTTTTGGTATAAAGCTTCATCGTCAATCTTTCGGGATTTACATAACGGCTTACGAGGCGGTCATCCTGTACTTCGGCTACATCCGTTAAAACCATGGCGGCTAAACGTGCAGATTGCTAATCTGCACTTCGCTGATACTTCCACTAGCTGTTACCGAGTATGTTTCAAAACGATATTCCAGCTCATTTCTGGAAAACCCGTATCTGAAGTTTTCAATGGCTGACCCTCTACCGATAATTCCATTGGATTGGTCTTCGTTCCGAGGAATCAGACTTGAATATGTAAACCCAAGTATAGAAAGTTTTTGTAAAAAATTTTTTAACTAAAAACAAAATATTCTGTCGTTTTAAAAATCATGGAAATTTTATATATATGTTGTAATTGAATCGTAATGGATTTGCTATATTTAAACATTAAGGATAAATTATGAAAGTAGAAGATTTTGAAATTTTAAAGAAATATGCAGAAGAAGATACGACATTGCCTGATAATATCGAAGAGGTGATGCGTGTAAATAACCTATTGCCTTCTACTATTCAGAAATGGACGAAGTTGTATACTACCCAGAAATATCTGGTATCGCAGCTAAAGGTCAGTCTCAACAAGATTTATGGAGAACTCTATTACTATTACAAGTTCAATGATAACGTAAGCTGGGGAACGACCAAGGAAATAGAATCTCAGATTTACAAGGATTCGAAATACCTTATGGCAATAAAGGAATACGATACTCAGAAGTATTACTATGACTTTATCGAAGAAACGCTGACGAACATTAAGAATCTCGGATTTACTATTAAGAATTATTTGGATTACAAGAAAATGCTCTATACAACAGGTTAATGATATGACAAAAGATGAAGATAAAAACCTATTCGGCAACGGCATTGAAGAATTAGCACTGAAGATAATCGCGACCCTCATCCTTGTCGGTCTCTTCGGTGGTATTATCGTCATGTTCGCTTTAATTTAACCATTGACAAAAACACAACATTTTTCTATATTGGGTAATATGATTAAGTTCGTATTACCCATTTTCTTTTCTGTCGCCTGTGCCTTCGCCCAGGTTTTCAAGGAATTCAACACGTATGCAATCTGCACCGCAATCGACAACATTCGTTACTGTGCTACGATGAATACAGAATCAAAGATTTCTATCACCGACAAGAAGGTGACTATTATCGACATGAAGGAAAACGTGTATGACTACGTTGTTGATACTACTACAATCAACAAGGTAAAGACGGAAGGTATAATCAGTCAGGCTGCGAAAGTCCGTGAATATTTTAACGGAAATGAAATGCTTGAATTCTATTCCTTCGCCAATAATTCCGGTTATTCCTTAGTAGACACTAAATCCCAGTGCTATATCAAGAAGTATTATTTCGGAACTGTTGAACAACTGAAGAAGGAATATTACTATATCGATACCGATGTCAATGATATTGAAGGTTTTATCAGCCGTTGCCTGATGGACCAAATCAAAAAGTCGGATAAAACTCCATAGAGCGAAAGACTAAAAAATTATTTTTACCTATATTTGAGGGTGTATGAGTAATAAGATACTAACCCTCGATATTTCTAACATGATTATGCGCTGTTTGTTTGCGCAAACTCCTGGACCTGAAGAAAAGGAGTTTCTGTTATTTAAGGCGACATTCTTCTCATCTTTCTTTAAGGCTATTAGTGAAATCAATCCTAATAGGGTATTTTGTTGTATTGACGGAACAAGTTGGCGTAAGGACATTTATGAAGGCTATAAAGCCAGTCGTGCAGCAAAGCGTTCCGCATCTATTGTTAATTTCGATAAATTTTTTGAAGTCTGGGGTAACTTGCTCGAACGTATGAAAAAAGCGTTCGAAGGTACCAATATTTATTTCGTAGATGTGCCCAGGACCGAGGCTGACGACCAAATTGCAGTAATTACGAAGTATCATCCACAGTGGGAATGCTATAATGTTTCTTCTGATAGAGACTTTATGCAACTTTTTGTTTACCCAAATTATCACCAGTTCGACGCGATAAAGAAAGAGTATTTAGGAACATTGAACCCGGAAACAGATTTGCTCGTAAAGATTATTACTGGTGATAAGTCTGATGACATTCCGGGAATTAAGCGCGGAACGGGTGTGAAAACCGCAGAAAAGATTGTTAATTCCGGAGAGCTCGATAAGTGGCTTGACGAAAACAATCTCAATGAACAGTTTTTATTAAATTCCAAGCTTATCTCTTTTGAAAATATTCCAACAGAATATGTTGAAGCGATTAATCGTGTCGTTGACTCGTTTGAATATAATCCTGAACCGAGAGCAAAGAAGTTCAATGAATTTTCAAATAATTCCGGAATTGGATTGTTAGTAACCAACATTATTGAATATACGAATATTATCAAAAGTATAAAGTAAAATTTGACATCTAACTAGGGCATTACCGCTATGCCCCAGGCAGACGAGCTACAAATTAATGTATAAGTCTGTATTATCATCTTGAAGTCTTCAAAAGCGGTTTGGAGCAAAGATAATAAATGACAGGAAATCTTATTTCTGCATTATTTAATGGTAGTTCAACTTTAATTAAGGGTGCTTGCATTGCAAATCCGCCTACGGTAATTCCGAATACATACGGAAATTCCGAAGAACAGGGTTTCATCAGCATCGTGAAGAAGGTTGCGCCGCAAATCAATATTTTGCATAAGACTCAGAATCCTGAGTATCTTGTAAAGTATAACAAACATCTTAAAGACAAAGACAACTGGGAATTTACCGACTTCGATAGGTCGAATGGCGACTGGTACCAAAATGGATATAGGATCGATTTAAAAGTTGCATCCTGCGAAATGGTTGAAAATGCCAAGGGCCTTCCATCTTACGTAGCAGGTTCAATTCCAATAAGTTCTTTATATGATTTCCATCAAAACGACGGATTATCCTTGTACCTTTGCGTTAGCAAAGACTGGACAAGAATGTTCATCGTTGATGCTGACGCTGCATGGGATTATGCTTTGTCAGATCCGAAATTGAAAAAAGAAATCAAGAATATTGAAGCCCAAAGGATAGCTAATCCTAACGGTATTGTAAAATGTACCGCTTATGTGACAGTTAACCATTTGCCGCAAAGCGCATGGGTAGAAGTATTTTAAACAAACTGACAAAATAATAGGAATTAATTTTCCTATTATTTTGTTTTTCTTTTTAACAATTTTTAATGAGGAAATTATATGAATAAAAAAGATCCTAGAAAGGCTGGAAAAATTGCACAGCCACTTGTTGCTATTGGTATGAATGCTCGTCTTAAAGGTCGGTACAATGTTCAATGTACACGTTATTTGTCAAAGGAAGACCTTGACGGTATAGACCTGATTATTCGAGATTTGATAACCGGTGAAACAAGGAATATGCAGCTTAAAACTGGACAAGGAGATAATGGTGATAAATATTTGTGTGTTGATATAATTAACAGAAATAATCAGCGTATCGATATTGAAGGCATTATCAAAAAATTTCAATTTGGATTATTATATTTGAACGATAATAAACTTTATATGCCATCACCAAAAAAACTTTTAGCCTTGGTTGAAAACGAACTTAATCATAAACGTTTATATACGGGTTTTCACAGGGATGGTCATGGAAATCGTATTTATGATAGAAGTCGTTATATCCGATTATATCGTAAAGAAATAATCAAAATTAGTAAACTGTTTTTAGAACTTCCAAAGGAAATACTTTATGGAACTCAAGTATAAACATCTTTATAAAACAGTTCTTAAGGAATATCAGAACCTGAGCAAATGTTCTAGGATGAAAGTCGCTGCATTGCTCGTTGAAAAAGGCCGTATTATTTCTTGTGGCTATAACGGAACTCCATCCGGACAAGTGAACTGTAACGAAATTTTTAAATCTGAAAACGGAAAGTTTTACCTGCGAGATAATAAGGAAGAAGAATGGAAGGAAGTTCCAGAAATGGAATGGAGAGCCAAACATCACGAATTCGCAAATGAACAAGAAATCCATGCGGAGCAGAGCTGTCTCGGCTATGCTTTGAAATGGAATATGAATATAGCCGGTGCTTCTATGGTTATATCTCATGAACCTTGTGAATCCTGTGCTAGACTTATCTTCGCATCTGGTATCAATCATGTCATGTACGTAAACAAATATGATCGTGGGTCGAAAGGAATTCAGTTCCTAGAACGAAACGGCGTAACTGTTGAAAAAATATAAGGGAAAACAATGTATATCTACAAGAAAAAATCTTTTAAGAAAACTGGTCTTTATATCGTATTCAAAGCTGGCTCCAGCTATGAAAAGGAAGGTCAGCATGGTTGTCATCACCTGATGGAACATTTGATTACAAATACAATTCAGGATCAATTCGATGATTTCCAGAAATACAACATCGATTTCAATGCCTATACAAGCACGGATTTGCTCGTTGTTCATTTTACTGGTATGGACAAGTATCTTACTCCGGAATGGAAGAAGTTGCTTATCGAACGTGTTACCAGTGGTTTTGATACCTACGTTACTAAGGAAGTTTTCGAAAAGGAACAAAAGATTGTTTATCAGGAAATTCTTGACGCATTCAACCGTCCGATTGAAGGAAAGCTTCATAATATTCTTCGCCAGCATTTCAATAATGACCTAGTTCTCGGCAGGACTGAAGATGTCATGAATTTCACCCTTGCAGACGCCAAGAAGCTCTATAAGGAACTTTTCAAGCCTGTTCGTATTGTCGAAGTTGGTCCTCGTCAGACAACTGGTGTAAAGGTCAAGTTCTTGACCAAGGAACCAGAACTCAATATTAATCTTCGTTGGAAGAAAGATTATAAAACCAGTTTGATGCCGATTCCAGCTCCTGAAAAAGAAACTGTTTTTGCAATCTGCAAGAAACCGGTTTCTAAGAAGGATTATCCATATGTCGTTATCGCACTTGAAATGCTTAACGGTAAGTTGACTTCTCCGCTTTATCATGAAATCCGTGAAAAGCGTGGTCTCGCATATCAGTCTCGTGCTGGTGTTATGGAATATGTCAATAATGGTCTCATGATTTTCTCTGCAACGACAGATCCTGAACATGCTGAAGAATTGAAGTCCGTTTATACCAAGTATATTTCGAATTTCAAGAAGTATCTTCCGAAGAAAGAATTCACTCTTGTAATGCAACAGGAAAAGATTGCTCGAGAAGAAGATAAGCTCCTTTATTATGCACATTGTGGCGATTTGATTAATAAAGGTGGTATGATGCTTCCAAAGAATCTCGACAAGATTGAATACAAGAAGGTCATAGAAGTGATGGAAAAGTACGCACCGTATTTTGAAATCCTTTAATTTCAGAAGTTTTTCGTGTAAACAAAAATTAGTTAAAAATTTATTTACTATATTTGCAATATTATGAAAACAAATAAGAAAACAACAAAGACTACAAAGACATCAAAGAAATTTGATTATGAACGTTCTGCAAAGATTGCGGGGCTTTTGGGAACTTTCGCACAGTTCATGCCTCAGTTGGATAGTGGTTTTATTCCGCTTTTCTCTCGTGAATTTGTGATGAAGGATTTGCTTGGCCTTACAGACGAAGAATTCGAACGTAATGAAACTCTTCTTACGGCTGAATCTACTCGTATTCTCGACGCAATCCGTATGCAGAAAAATTTATTGGAAACTCTTCAGAAGTCCGCAGATGAAATCCAGACTGAACAGCCTGTTGCTCGTCCGGCCAAGAAGAGTCGAAAGGAGAAGGTTAACTAATGATTAGTACAGGTGAAATGTACGGAAACGTACAGGAAGAAAGGGACGAATTCGTAGTCCTTCAGGAAAAGCTGGCTAAGCGTGCAGAAGAAGCTAAGAAGTTTGCTGAATCAGTACCGCTTCCACCGCAGTTGAAGGCTTCTGAAATTAAGCTTCCTGATTTTCCTGAAGAATATATTGAAGCAACGGCACTCGAAACCATGTATAATATGCAGGAAGCTCTTCAGAATATTCTTGCAGCAAAGCGTGGTACTCTTGCTCCGACAAATAATGAAGATAACCATCAGAATGCAAAGCGTTCAGGTTATTTCATGATGAGCACCGTTACTGAACTCTTCGAACTCATGGAACAGCTCGAAAAGGACAATTTTGAAGTAACCAAGGAAGGTAAGGCTGAAGCAGTTGACGCATTGCACTTCGTTTATAATCAGTTGCTTTACCTCAAGTATCGTCCGAAGATGACTCTTCAGAAGTTCTATGATTTGGCAGTTGAAGATACCAAGACAGGTACTATCGGTTCTAACAGTCTTCAGTACCTCATCGGTGATTTTATCGTAGCAGTCGGTGACTTGTATCAGAATTGTGCGAGTTATAAGGACTGGAAGTCCTATTCTGAATGGAAGGAAGATCCTCTCAAGATTCAAGAACTTGGTGACAAGATGTTTATCAAGTTCGTCAAGATTTTCGTAAATCTCGGAATGACTCCGGCTGAAATCTACCAGTGCTATCGTGATAAGAACATCGAAAACGTAAATCGGCAGAAGACTGGCGGGCGTTACGAAAAGTAGTTTTTCTCGTCATAGATGATATAAGACTAGAATCCTATGGGTTCTAGTCTTTTTTATAAATAGTATATAGAGGTTATTATGAGATTTAAGAATATTATTAACGAAATGTCCCGTGCTTCTGATAGAGCCCTCGGAAGGGAATCAATCGCTAACGTTCTCTATGTTCTTCAGGATTTTGCCAATAAGAATCAGGGAAAGGTTACACCCAACCAGGCCTATAAGTTCATTGAGCGTTATTATGGCGATGACGCTGAAAAGATACTTAATATGCTCAATATGAAGCATTGGAAGGGAAGCAGTGGCAAAATTGACTTGAACTGGAATATTAACAACTGGGCAAAGAATTATAAAATCGATTTGGACGATAATCATGCCTATGTTGAAGAAACCAAAGACAAGTATGATGATATGATTGATACTTTCTGGGCATACTACAAGGCCAAGTCTGAAGGCAATGATCTTTCATCCTTTGACCCGAGTCAGGACAAGACTATGCAGCAGATGATTGATATGTTCCGAAATGACCCTGAAAAGGCTAGGGAAGTTTTCGGAAAGGATTACGATAAGGCTGTACGTTGGCTTGCTCCGTATGTCGTTAAGGATTATGCCGGAAGCTATGAAGAAGCCATTGACGAATTCTGGGACTGGCACCGTGCTCGTAAGGCTGGCGATAACTATTGCCTCAGCGAATATGTTCTTGATAAGCTCGAAGACCTCTTAAATATGCCGGATGCCGAACGTATTATCGGAAATAAGGGCTTATTCTTCTACGTTGCCAAGATGGTTGGTGAAATGGCTGGACACAAGGTTATCCATGCAGATGAAACCGCTCTTGAACGTGAATTGAAGCGTATCATGAAGGCTCTTGACGATCCGAAGTACATCGACCAGATTGAAAAACAAGAAAAGCGTCGTATCGCTTCTGGCAATCTCGCCGGTTCTGACGACCGTGATACCGATTATTTCGGAAGTTTCTCCGGTAACTTCGGTGGATTCGCGATTCCTATCGGCGTTATCAAGAAGATTGCAGCAGTTGCCGCTGAAGAAGGTTCTGTCGATAAGTCCAAAATTGGTAAGGTCGATAAGAAGCAGGTAGTCGAAAGCTACAAGTATTGTATGAACCAGCTCAACCGTAAGTTCCACGTCGGTCAGAGAGGTGCTTTCGAAGGTACAATCCAGGAATTCTATGACAAGTTCAAGATTGTATTCAACCGTGGCTATACTACTAGAACATTGTTTAAGATTTTTGATGAAGTTACTACCTTCATGGTAGACCAGATTGATAAGGAAACAGCAGAATATTGGAAGAATAAAGAAGAAATTTCCGACGTTGACGATTTCAACGAAGCGAAACGTATTCTTTTGCAGGCCGGATATACGCTGTTTAAGGACTAATGTTGTAATTTGTTGAGGAGGTACAAACTATGACTAATACGATAACAGCGATTATAGCGGCGATAAATCCGTCTGCGCTTCCGTTAGTAGCGGTGATTTTGGGATGTGTATATCTTTACTTCAAATTTAAAAAAGTTGAAGATGATAGAAAAGTAACAAAAGTAAACCGCGACGCGGATAGTCAATCTATTCATGATGACATTCTCAGCCTTAAATTTAAAGTTTCAAATCTTGAAGAAATTGTGGATATTCACAAAACAAGACTTGAATCCATAGATGATAGACTTAATCTTGTTAACCAGGAACTTGTTAAGTTGAACTGTCAAGTGGAACACCTTGTAAAGGCATTAGAAGATCAGAATAAGATTATGCAGACCATAAACAACATCAAAAAAGAATAAGCCCGTAAATAATTGATAAAAAAGGGTTGACAAGCGTCAACTCTTTTTTTATATTTAGACACGTAAATACGGAGACTTAAATGGTTGCATTTGTTATCACAGGCGTAATTTTCTTGACAATCTGGACTATTGTGGTTAATCGCCTTACTGCTAGGGCCTATATTGACTATTACGAAAAGACAAACGAAAAGAAGAAGGAAGAACGAACCGTTACAAGCTATATGCGAGAGAATTACGGCTCGGTCGTTGCCGAATGGTTCCGTTACGATAAGCTCGTATTTTGGTCATATACAGATAGTTTGAACCGTCTTACCGAAAAAGATATTCTTGATATTCGAAATATGATTATCAAGCAATCGGCTATCGATATTCTGAAGAAATTGCAGGATAAGAATAAGAAATTCAATGGCAAGTATTATATTCTTGTTCCATTACTTGAAAGTGATGATGGAAAGACAATTTCTTGGTCTTTCCAATATCTTGGAAACGAAGATTTTATTCTTGGCAAGGAAGATAACGATAATCAGGTCGATGATGTCGACACTGCCAAGGTTATCAAGGACTATTCTGAACTTTTAAACAAATAGGAGAAACCAATGAAACCCGTAACAATGCTACTCGTAGGCCTTTTGGTCATCGGTGCCGCAATCATCGCTGGCGTGCTCGGAATTCAGAGTTCGCAGAATACCGCAATCGCAAAGGAACAGCTTATTGAAAGCTCTCTAAGTGATTTGAACGCAGAATACAACCGTAGATCCGGTTTGCTCGTGAATTTGGCTGAAGCAGTCAAATCCTATAACAAGCATGAAGCTGAAGTGCTTGTCCAGTTGTCTCAGGCTCGTACGCCAAGTGAAGGCAACGGCAATGTCAATGCTTCTGCATATATCAAGGGCGTTGTAGAACGCTATCCTCAGCTTCGCAGTATCGAGAATTATGACCGTTATATGACGGAACTTGCGATGACTGAAAACCGTATTTCTTCACACCGTAAGTATTACAATTCGAATGTTCGTGAATATAAGCAACATGTTCGTATGTTCCCGACTCGTATGTTTTTAAGCATTCTCGGGTATCAAGAAAAGGATTATGAATTCCTCGAATTCGAGAATGCGCCTGTTGACGCACCTACTGGACTTCTCAAGGACTAAATAAATGTATCTTGGTAATACCAATATTGAAGTAACTCAGCGCGAAGTTATTATCGCCCTCATTTTCGCCCTTATCTCCCTCGGCGTAGGTTTCTATGTCGGGAACCGGATGGGTATTTGGCAGGATGAACATAACGCTAAGTATAATCAGGCTGTAAAGATCGATAACGATTCCACACAGTTTGAATATGCTTTCAAAACCAATGCTGGGCATACTTTGGCATATGGCACTGTTAACGCAATAGGAAGCGTTACGGACAACGGTTTGCCTGGCCAGTATATGTCGATACATCGAGTGCTTGAGGTCTATACGATGCACACAAAGCTCGTCTGTACTGGTTCTGGTAAGACACGTAGCTGTCATACCAAGGTATATTGGACCTGGGACTATCACGGTGCCAAGGATTGGGCTGTTGATAAGGTCAATTTCATCAAGAAGGACTTTTATTACAGTCAATTCCCGAAATTGCCGGAAGGTCATTATGTAAAGACGATTAATTTCGCTCATAATAAGAGATATGTTTATTATTGTAGGTCTTTAAGCTATACTGGAACTGTTTATGCCAATATTGATAATCATCGGATGAATGACGCTGAATATCGAGATGGTGTACGCATTGACCAGGCGGTAGAGTCATTCAGTTGGAAACACACTGTACTTTACTTCTGGCTTATTTTCTCAACGGTTATTATCGTAATCTGCTGTGTCTTCATTGCAATGGAGAACTCATGGCTGAACGATTAAGCTCTTAACAAATAAAAACTCAACAAAAGGAACACAAATGATTAGTTCAAATATCCTCATCGGTGCGGGTATCGGCCTGCTCGTACTTTTCCTCGTTATCCTCTTCATTACGTCTTACATTAAGGCGGCGCCGGATGAAGTAATTATTATTTCGGGTTTCCGACAGCTTCGAACAATTATCGGACATGCCGGTTTCAAGATCCCGTTCCTTGAACGTGCTGACGTTCTTAGCTTGAAGTTGATTCCGATTGACGTCAAGACTAAGCAGGCAGTTCCGACCAAGGACTACATTAATGTAACAGTTGACGCTGTTGTTAATGCGAAGATTTCTGATGAACCTGAAGCAATTAAGAAAGCAGCACAGAACTTCCTCAATAAACCGATTGAACAGATTAAGGCGATGATTGTTGACGTGCTTGAGGGTAATATGCGTGAGATTGTTGGTCAGATGAATCTGGTCGACATGGTTACGGACCGAAAGCAGGTTTCTGAAAAGGTTCTCGAAAATGCTATTCCAGACCTTGAAAAACTCGGTATTATCGTTAAGACCTTCAATATTCAGAACTTCTCCGATGACGGTAAGGTTATTGAAAACCTCGGTGTCGATAAGGCAGTGGCTATTCAGAAGGCTGCATCAATTTCTCGAGCAAATGCAGAACGTGACGTGAAGATTGCTCAAGCTGAAGCAGCAAAGACCGCAAACGACGCTCAGGTTGCAGCAAACCTTGAAATCGCTCAGAAGCAGAATGACCTCGAAGTTAAGAAGGCTGACCTTAAGCGAATTTCTGATACTAAGAAGGCCGAAGCTGATGCCGCTTATGAAATTCAGAAGCAGGAACAGCAGAAGACCATCAATATTACCGCAGCAGCTGCAGAAGTTGCAAAGCAGGAAAAGCAGATTGAAATTCGCGAACGTATGGTAGCTGTCCGTCAGAAGGAACTTGAAGCTGAAATTCAGAAGAAGGCTGAAGCCGATAAGCAGGCTCAGATGCAGCGTTCTGATGCTGAACTTTATAAGCAGCAGAAGGAAGCTGAAGCAGCACTCTTTACCCAGCAGCAGCAAGCTAAGGCAATTATCGCCAAGGCTGAAGCTGATAAGGAAAAGGCTTTCGCTGAAGCTGCAGCTACTAAGGCTAAAGGTGAAGCTGAGGCTGATGCTGTAAAGGCTAAGGGTCTTGCAGAAGCAGCAGCTCTTGACCAGAAGGCTGAAGCCATGAAGAAGTATGGTGACGCAGCTCGTCAGGAAATGCAGCTCAAGACCATCGAAAAGTATTTCGAACAGCTCCCGGCTGTCGCTGCCGCAGTTGCTAAGCCGATGGAAAAGATTGGTAACATCAACATGTACGGTGAAAGTGGTACCGCAAAGCTTACCGGCGATATTACTAAGACGCTTACTCAGATTTCTAGCGGTTTGACCGATTCTCTCGGTATGGACCTTAAGACCGTTCTCGGTTCTATGTTCGGTGCCCGACTCGCTGGTGTTTCCGGCGCTCCGAAGGTTGAAAAGGCTGAAGCTGAAGTCGTAAACGAAGCCAAGGACGAAGCTCGTCCGGAAACTCCACAGCCGAAGGAAGATCCGACTAAGGAATCTGCCGCATTTAATACTTCTTCTATCGGTCGCAACCTCGCAGATTTGATGAACGATCCGTCCATCATTTCCGAAGCAACGCGTCGTCGCCGCCGCTAATCAGGATTTCTCCTATAAAAATAAAAGGGTTGACATAAGTCGACCCTTTTTCTATATTATGAACATAAACAAAAGGAGTTTATAATGGCAACAATCATCATTACCGCAATTTGTGTCTTTCTTACAGGTGCAGTTATTCTGTACATGCAGGGTTTGTTAAATTGCAATTTCCATAAAGATTATCAAAATAATGTAGATTACAAGCTTGGAAAGCTGATTGAAGAATTTGATGAACTTTTGTCAAATACGGAAACTGTTGCAGAAAAGCAAAAAAGACTAAAAGTCCTGGGTGAAGCAGCAGTTTTGGCATACAAAGCAAAGCAAAATAATGAAAAGCGTAGACTTGAAGAATGGCATCAACGTGAATTGTTGAAGTCTGTTGGTTTTAAGACTAAAGCCCAATGCATGATTGATGATATGGATAAATGGATAAATACCAGAACCGTATCGGATTGGAAAGCTGTTGCTATGCAAGAGGCTACTAAAGAATTTTATACAAGAGAAATTTATTAATGGAGAACAAAAATGAAATCCAAAGCACAACAGCTGGCTGAAAAATTCGACATGTGTATCAACGGCATTGATGAACGACAAGATGCTATTTTAAAAATGCGTAATTCATTCATGAATCGACTGGAAGGAAAGCCGGTTTCAGAAGACCAGATGATTTATTTGTCAGATGAAGAACAAGCAAATATTTGGGACACTTGCAGAATGTACCCGAATTATGAGGGTTGACATAAGTCGACCCTTTTTCTATATTATACGTATGGCAATAGTAAAAGTTAAAGTTAACGGTTCGACATATAGTGTTACGGGTATTCACTATGGCTATAATTTTTGGCATAGTAGAGAACCTATCGCGATGGATTTGTATATCGTAGAAAATTTCTGTTATACACCAGCTCCTCCGTCTAAGCGTAAGGGCGAAAAAATTTGGGGACAGAAACCTAAGCCAAAAAAACAGTCTAATTCAGTACATGTTAGATTTCCATGTACAGTTGAAATAAACAAAATGAAGTTTAAATTAGACGATAAAGAACAACGTGCCTCATTTACTAATTATTTTTATTCTTTATTAGCATTGGAGTCTTTATAATGTCGACATTTTCAGAGTATTTTAAAGACGTTGACGACTGGGCTGATTATGCAACAGACGTAATGCGTTATTGTTTTTACGAAGAGAAAGCCCGGACTGGTAATGTAGATAAAAAACGTTGTAATGAATGGGCACAGAGTATTATTCGAAACGGAATGCGTGTCGAAGACTTGTGGGTTTATGGAATGTCGTATATTCTCGAAACCGGCATGAAACCGAATTATAGTATTATTGAGTTTTATGATAAACATCCAGGAATGGATGTCACTACCGATGTACTTTATGACATGTTTCTGAAATACGGTACGGATTTCAAGAAAGCTCAGTTATATATTCTGAACCAGACAGATATTTACGAAATGGAGTGTAATCTGAATGATTCTAGTAACAATAATTGACAAAGATGGTGTTAAAGACGACTGTGATTGTTATATTCATGGACTTATACGGAGAACCCTTAAACAAGAACTGATTGGTGGCTATACGTATTCGTGGACGCGAGAAAGCGATACTCATATTGCAAATTCTTCTTATAAGATTATCCAAATGGGTGACAAGAAATACGATATGGACGTTGAAAAAGAAAATCTTGCATTTAAGCATGATTTTTGTATTCTCAATGCTTTAGAAAAAATGGGTTGACAAGGCCCATATTTTTTACTATATTGTATAACATGAATAAGAACGAACTTGAAGCTAAAATCCGCCAGGCACAAGACGCCTACTACAACTCCGACACCCCGATCATGAGCGACATCGAATTCGATGCTCTCTGGGACGAACTCAAAACCAATTATCCTGATTCTGACGTTTTGAAGGAAGTCGGTAAGGATCATACCGAAGGATTTGAAAAGGTAAAGCACAACATTATCATGGGCTCTCAGAATAAGGCCAATACTGCTCCAGAAATGAACGTCTGGTTCAATAAGTGTCGTATGGCCGGTCATGAATTTGTCGTCGCTCCTTTGAAGCTTGACGGTTGTTCTATTGCTCTTGAATACGTTGACGGTAAGCTCGTTCAGGGCATTACTCGCGGTGACGGTGAATACGGTGATGACATTACCGATAATATCCTCAAAATGAAAGGTGCTGTCAAGAAGCTTAAGGATAAGGAATTTACCGGAACTATCCGTGGTGAAATTTTGCTCTACAAGTCCGTTAAGGAACAGTTCTTCCCGAAGTACAAGAACTGTCGTAATGCCGCTTCTGGTATTATGAAGCATCTCGATGGTTCTGATTGTGACAAGCTCAATATCAAGGTTTATGAAGCTCGCCCGAAGAACACTAAATTTCATACTCAGGTCGATATGCTCGACTGGATGACCAAGCAGGGTTTCGATGTTGTTGAATACAAGATTTATGACCTCGACTCTATGACTGGCGATAAGGCTGTTGCCATTATGGACCAGGTTTGGCATGAAGAACGTGATTATCAGATTGACGGTCTTGTTTGGAAGACTTCTGTTATCGATTATGAAGATCTTGAAACGAATTACCTCCCGGAATTCTCTATCGCTTTGAAGCCGAAGTATTCTCTTGCTCAGACCAAGCTCATCAATATTGAATGGTCTATTAAGAATGGTAATTTGACTCCGGTCGCTGTCGTTGAACCTGTGGAACTCTGTGGAACTACTGTTCAGCGTGCAAATATGTGCAATATCGATATGCTCGAAGATATGGGCATTGAAATTGGTCATGAAGTCATTATTACGAAGGCTGGTGAAATCATTCCAACCATTCTTCGTAATGTTACTACTGGTAAGTCTCGTGAAGGATATGTATTCTAATGGAAAAATCACTTTATGAATATCGTATTATAGAACTTGGTACATTTGAATATCCGACGTTCGATTTTGACGTTTCTCCAAGTATTGCAAACCGAGATCCGTCATGGTTTGTTGTTGAATACCGTAAGATAAATAGTGGTTCGAAGACTTGGTTTCGTTTGACCTATAATATGGAACGATACTTAAGATACCGTGATAGCTGTCTTTGGAAAGAAGAATCTAAACCTCATATTTGTTCAAAAGATGCTTCATGGGATGTTGGATTTTATATTCCGTCATATGAACTTGCTGAAAAACTTATGAATGAACATAAGGAAAAAATGAAGAAAGAACCAGTTCAACGTCGTGTTGTTTATGATACAAGTATTGATTATGAACCTACACACGGTGAAGACGAAATCAGTAAGCTCGTAAATGCCTTTAATAAGCTTCTAGGTAAGAAGTAATGTCTGACGCATATACATTCCAACATTTTCAAAACTATATTCTTCGAATTAAACCAGATAATTATTACATGAGTATAAATACTTCTCAAACCCATGAAAGTATTTGTCTTCGTGATAAGGATAATCGTTTTGAGGTTGAACTCAGTTGGTATGAAGATGAAGAAAAGTTTGAAATTATGGTCACATGTACTCTTATGCCCATTAAAGACAGATGTGCAATAATGATTTTTGACCATAAAGATAATGTCTTTAAAATGTTGGAATGGCTGACAAAATCTAAGCTAAATGATCTGATTGAATTTCTTAATAGATGGGAAGATTTTTATGCTGAGAATGGCTGGATAGTTATGCAGCATAGAATCTGGGATTCTATGGGAATTCCATATTCGAGACTTTCTGGACATGAAGATAGTTTTGAATATAAAAAGGCCATGAATGATTTTGAGCTTGAAACCACAATATTGAAAAATTTAGCATAATCTAAGTTTTCTCCTATTTATAAATAATGTATAGGAGAAAATATGGCAAAGAAACAATTATGTATTAGTATTGCGGGCGGTGGTGCTCTTGGAATTGGCCCATTAGCTTTTATGTGTCGTCTTGAACAGGATCTTGGTAAAAAACTTTGTGATTTAACTTCTGCTTTTGCAGGAACAAGTACAGGTTCTATTATTGCTGCTTGTTTAGCTGAAGGATATTCGGCACATGATATATTTGAACTTTATAAGAATAACTTAAAGAAAATTTTTACAAAGTATTCATGGTATAAGCGTTTAAAACCGTCTTGCCCAACATATGATAATTCTAATCTTAAAAAATTATTACAGAGTAATTTGAAAGGTAAATGTTCAGATTGGAAAAAACCTATTTTTATACCAACTACTTGCATGAATGGTAAATCTGTTGAAAAAGTATGGGATTTAGGCGATAAAGATGTTGATAAAGCATTTGCAGTTTTAACATCTTGTGCAGCACCAACATATTTTGATGTTATTGAAAAAGATGGTTTATCTTATATGGATGGCGGTTGCTGGGCTAATGAATGTTCAGATATTCTTTTGGCAGGTCAATTTAAACAGGGACATAAAGATATTAAAATTCTTAATTTTAGTACAGGTATGGAAACTCCAAATACTGAGCATGGTAATCAAACTTTACTTGGATGGGCAGAATATATGCTCAGCGATTGGATTGCACGTTCTAGCAAAAGCCCACAATATGAATGTGAAGCAATACTTGGGGCTGAAAACGTATTTAATGCATGTCCAACATATAAGAAAAAACTTAAAATGGATAATGTAAGTGACGAAAATATTAATTTAATAATGGGAATCTGGGATAAATATTATGAAACTGTTCGTATAAATATACTAGATTTTATTAAAAACGTTTAAAACATGCTATACCTCATAGCATTAGGGAATACTTTGCAGAGTATTCCCATTTTTTTATTATAAATAGTATAAAAGACTGCAATCTTTTAAAATTAAATGAGGTATAGTATGATTTGTCAGATATGTGGCAAAGAATGTGTTGATACACAAGGATTAACATCTCATGCTTTTAAAAAGCATGGGTTAACTTCAAAAGAATATTACGATAAATTTATAAGAAAACCCGGTGAAGGTATATGTCCAACTTGTGGTAAAGAGACTAAATTTATTAAATTTGGTCGAGGATATAAAAAGCATTGTAATTATTCCTGTAGTTCTGCAGATCCAATAGCAAATAAACAACGATATAATACTTATATAAAGACGTATTTTGAAAAGACGGGATATAAGAATTCATCGCAAAATCCAGAAGTGCAAGAAAAACGGTTTAATACTATGAGATTAAACAATACATTAATGCGTTCTAGAGCTGAAGATGAAATTTGTGAATTTATAAAAACATTTTATAATGATAAAATTTTACAAAATGAAAGATTTGTTATTGGGAATAAAGAATTAGATATATATTTACCAAATTTAAATAAAGCCATTGAATATAATGGTACTGTATGGCATGCAGACCCACGTTTTTATAAAGCGAATGATTTTTTAATACAACCTCGTAAAATAGCACAAGAATTATGGAATCGAGATAATGAAAAACGAATATTATGTGAATCTAAAAATATAAAGCTTCTTATAATCTGGGAATACGATTATACTAATAATAAAGATATTGTTTTTGAATCTATTAAAAATTTTATTTATAATTAGGGTTTACAACAGACAAAGCACTTGCTATATTATACAGACCGTTCGGGTTGTTTATCGTCAAACAGAACTCAATCCCTAAACTATTCTAACACGATCCGAGCGGTAAGTTTTTATGGGAAGTACGTTGGAAACAGAAAACTCCTTGAAGAAGAAAGCATCCAAGGAAAAAAAAAATAAAAAATAGGGGTTTACAAAACCCACAATAATTACTATATTTTAACCCGTTAAAGCAAAAGATGTTCCTATAATAATTTAGGCAAATAAATACTACTTCTCGCTTTAACACTTTTAATGAGGAAATACTATGAATCTTAAGTTGATTACAATGTTCAATGTCATGCCTAAGGCAGAAGGTAACTCAAAGCGTTCTTTTGAAGATGTTAACGCTGAATCTGCAAAGTACGGTTGGATTATCCACCCGGATTGTTGCTCCAAGCTCGCACTCGATTGGGTCAAGGCTGAAGCGAAGACAAATTACAATAAGACCTTCTACGCCAAATGGTCCGACATCACGTCTAAGACGCGTTTTGAACTGTTGGTAGATCAACTTCTTCATTACGCCTCGACCTACGGAACTGATTATACGGGTGAAACATACGTTCCGAACAATGCTCCGGACGTTGAAATCCCGTACGACTCTTTCAAGGTGATTATGCCGGCAACTGATGAGGAAATCTATAACCGTTGTGTTAAGATGCTCCAGGCTGGTATCGCTCTTGAAACCGAAACCATTAACGCACTTGTTGGCTTCATTACCGAACAGAAGCGTTTCAAGACCTATGGTCTCGATATTGATACCATCAAGAATAAGGAAGCAACTATCGCCCTGATGGATGCAACCGGTTTCTACGGTAAGGATCCGTTTAACATGCTTCGATACTTCGTCTTCAAGGCTACTGGTGCAGCTATGCTCATCAAGGACAAGAAGACTATCCGCATGATTAAGGAAAAGGCTGAAAGCGTCGACTTTACTAAGCTGTCGGAAGAGCAGTGTCATGCACTCGCTTCAATTTTCTACCGCTTCAAGCCTCTGTTCTTGGCATTCAAGAACCAGAAGGACGCTGGTAAGTCGTCTGTTTTCAAGAATGAAGCTTTCAGAAAGGCTGCAGCAAAGCTTAAGGCCGCTGTTGTTGGCAAGAAGTCGAATTCATCGGTTATTAACCATATCCGTCGTTTGGCTGTTACTGACCATAAGCCGTTCACTGCCGGTTTCTGGGAAACCGTACTTTCTGAACAGAAGAAGCTGGACGATGTACGTGCTCGTCTTGAAAAGGGTGAAATCACCAACTTCAAGAAGATTACTCTCATGCAAGGTATTCTTGCCAAGCTCCAGAATGCTCGTGGCAAGATGTACGTGATTCGTAACGGCAAGATGTGGATCCGCAAGGACACTCCGGCTACAAGCCAGTCCATGAATTCCTACCTGATGGTACTTTATGGAATGCTCGAAGATTCCATTGTCAATTCCATCAAGGATAAGGCATGTACTGTTCGTTATCCGTTGAATATCAATCTGACCGTCCCAACGTCAGAAAAAAACTTCATCGGTAACTATCCGTTCGGTACCTCTGTCAATATGGCTGACGATCACAATATCGTCGGTATCTATTGGCGTAATGAATGGGGTACTCGTGATTTCGACCTTCACATGGCCGATATTAACGGTAGTAGCTACGGCTGGAACGCATCATTCACTGACCGTGAAAATAAGATTATTTTCTCTGGCGACATGACCAATGCAGACCCTGAAGCAACAGAATTGTTCTACATCGACTGCAAGTGCCCGGATGGAAAGATTTCCGTAAGTCAGTACAATGGTTCCGCAAAGTCCCAGTTTAAGTTCTTCGTCGCTCGTCAAGAGAAAAAGAAGAAGGACGCATACAGGGTAAGTGCAAAGGTTGACCCGAACAATGTTGTCGCTGAATTCATCGTTCCGGTGGATAACGAACGCGACAAGCAGTGTGCATTGATCGTGGACAACAAAGTCTATCTCATGGACCTTACCCAGGGAGGAGGACGTGTCCCGAGTCAAGAATATGCAGACGTGTATATTGAGAACCTCAAGAACAAGTGTCGTTCGTTCGTCGACCTGAAGCCGATTCTCGAAAGAGCAGGCTTTACATTTGTCGAAGATTCCGATACTGAGACTGAAGTTGCTCTTGACTTGACTCAGTTGAGCAAGGACACGCTTATTAATCTGTTCTCCGAAGCAGATAAGTAAGGAGTGTGGATAATTCGGATGTGTGAGGGGTAAAAGGTCGACGTAAGTCGGCCTTTTATTTTTTGGGTTGACATTTATAAGTAAATTTACTATATTATACACATAAACAAAAGGAACTACCATGAATAACCAGCAAATCTACCCTCAAAAAGAAACTGCTACCCGTGACTACGGATATGGAATGAAACTTCGTTTTGAATTCGGTGAAAATACGAATTCCAAGTATATCGCTAACAAGACTTTGATTAATGCTTGGAGTGAACATCTTAGCGGTCGTGTTAATCGTGTAGACGGTGCTCCGATGGCGGCAAATACGAAGGGTGAATCTGATGCTATGCGTGAATTCACAGATTCAGCTAATCTTTGTTTCTCGATTGTTTTCAAGGCAGCAAACATCGTCGATTATGCTTTCTGGATTGACGCTTTGAAGAATGGTTATATGCTTGACAAGCTTGTTGTCGACCAGTTCAAGCTGAATCCGAGTATTCCTTATGGTTCTTATGTTTATGAAAAGGTCAAGGTTACTGGCATTAGTGCTCTGGATTTGACGATTGAAGCGCCGAGTCAGAATCCGTACTTTACAGTTTCTTTCAGTGCTATGAAGCTCAGTATTTTTGACGATACTGGTATCGAACTTACAACTGTTACGGCTTCCCGTCATGCTACTTTGCTCAAGGGGTAAATCATGGTAATTCTGGCAATAATCCTCAGCACTTTGGTCGGTGTCGTTATCGGTGTGTTTACTTCCCAATACTGTGCAGCAAATGCTGTCGTTACAGACAATGCAAAGTCTGTCCGGGAAAAACTTGTAGAAATTCATGACCGTCAGAAGTATCTTTCTAATGACGAATTTGTTAAACTGTTCAATGAGCTTTATTACGGCGATACCGTAAAAATCGATGACGGAAATAGAGAAGTCTTTACATATCGTGCTATTGAAGAGCTGACAAATCAGATTAGAAAGGCTCCGTGGTTATTCAGAACTTACTTCAAATATAAGGGATAAGAATGTATTGGGATTATAAAGATGATGACAATGATGATGTGTTGGACATATTCCTGTATGACTGGCTTCCAGCAATAATCATCACTATTGCGGCAACATGTATCTGTATGCACCTTGAACAGCATACGATTATTTGTGCTCAGCGAAACTGTTATTTACATGAACATTCATTCTTCTGCTATCTGACATGGTGTTATGTAAATACGGGTGTTGTCATGATGATTGTGCAGCTACTCGAAGGAATTACCGGCATGGCTGTTGTGTATAACTTCTTCAAATTATGTTTGATAATTTTGAAGTTACCGTTTAGCATAGTTAAATGGCTTTATACAAAAATCCTGATTTATAATGCTGAAAAGGAAAAATATAAAGCAAGCGTACTTTCTGATTACGAAAAATTTATAAAGAAGAGGTAATACAATGGAAATGTGGAATTCTTCAAGAGAAAAACATTGGTGCATCTTATTGATTCTCGCATTTGTTTTCGGTATTTCATGTATTGTCATTAAAGATATGCATACTAATGCCGACACTGCTGGAACAGGACCGTGCTTCGGATATGCAGATGACAGTCGAAAGATTGTTCCTGAAACGACAAGCGGATTTTCGCTCAAGATGGATCCTAAAGAAGTCAAGAACCCGAAACATGAGCGAACGATTGAGTACGAAGGACAAACTTATACAGTAAAATAATTTAAGGGCTTACAAAGCCCTTTCTTTTTACTATATTTCGTAAAAACATAAGGAACAGCTATGTCTGAAGAGAATATTCTTAAAGGTCTCGGCGGTGTAAAGAGCATCGAAATTAATGGCCATAAAATTCATAACCCTGTTGGTGATGTTAGTATCAATGGTAACAATATCACTATCGGTACCAAGACCATTGAAGTAACTGATAAGATTATCAACATTACCGTTAATGGCGACATTATCAGTACCTGTAAAGGACATAATATTACTGTAAAGGGTGATGTCGACGGTGATGTTGAATGTTCAGCTGGCAATGTTGAAATTGGCGGTGATGTTATGGGCGATGTAGAAACAAAAGCCGGAAACATTACAGTTAAGGGCGATGTCATGGGTGATGTCGAAACTCATTGTGGAAATTATTACGGGAGATAATATGAAGTATTTGATTGGTGGTGCATTTGATCCGATTACACACGCTCATGAAGCTATTATCAAGGCTGTGAGCAAGAAGGTTCGTAAAGGCGATGAACTTTATGTCATCGTTTCCAATACAGATGAAAAGAATTACAAGACGCCAGTGAATGAACGTGTCGCTATGGTTGAAGTCGCGATGAAGGCACGTAAGCTGAATCCGACTATTCTTATCCAGAATAACAGAACTTATGAATTCATTACTTCCAAGTTCGGAACCGAAGATAAGGATATTACTATCGTTGTCGGTGAAGACGAATGGAATTCTCTGCTTACAGGAAAATGGAAGTTTAGCGACCGTCTCTTGAAGAATTATAAGTTTATAGTCTGTCCTCGTTGTTTCCATATCATTACTGATATTGAAAAACGTGATAATTGTACTATTGTTAATTTAAATCTCAAGGGCGATATTTCCAGCAGCGAAGCTCGTGATATTTTCTACAGAAATCCCGAATGTCACTATAAGGACGTTAAGCATATTATCAGCAAGCCGGTTTTCGAATATATCCGTAAAGAAGGCGAACTGACTGATGACCGCGATATGCCTATCAAGACTAACAGCCTTTATGACCAGAACCCGTCCAATTACGAAGAACTCGAAAAGCAGTGGCTTGAAAACTACAAGAAGCAAGGCTGGGGCAAGTTTGCAAATACTGTCGATATTGTCGGTATTTCCAGTGACCAAGTTCTGTTGATTCGTCGTAAGAAACCGCCTTACATGAACTACTTCTGCACACCCGGTGGTTTTTTTAATCCGACCGACTATACTAATAAGGAAACCGGACTTCCAGAAAAAGCAGATGCTTCTTTGGAACATGCAGCACAACGTGAATTCCGCGAAGAAACGTCCCTGGACCTTCCGGTTGAAAAGTTTGAGCAGATTAAGACCTACAGCCACATGTTTGACCCACGCTTGCGTATTATCGATACAGCAGTGTCTGTGAAGGTATCTGGCAAGGAAAAGAAGCTCGCAAAGGCCGGTGACGACGCCAAGGATGCTGCATGGTTCGATGTTAATGACCTCCCGAAGATGGGTTTCCATCACGAGCAGATTATTGAAGATTACCTTAATAAATAAAGCATGGAAAAATTCGCATTATTCGTTATTAACACATTTTTATCGGTACTTGTAACAATGTTCATTTTCTGTAAGTTGTTACAATTACAGTTTTCAATGGTTTACGTAATTCTTGAAACACTGTTTCTGATACTAATCTGTTATAACTGGCCGAAGTTCAGGAGTAAAAAATAAGGCATTTACAAAATGCCTTATTTTTATTATATTTGCAATATGGATTTACAATTACCTAATACAGAAAAGATTTTTGTCGTCAGCGACTTGCACGTTAACCATCGAAAGCTTTGTACCAGTTATGAAGATCATTTCGACCGTACCCGTAAGTATGTGACCGTCGACGAAATGAACGATGACATTGTTAAGCAGTGGAATGCGACCGTTTCACCGAATGATACCGTTATCTTTCTCGGTGACTTTACTCTTGGTACTCCTGGTAGCAAGTTGCTCGAAGTTTTCGGTGACTATTACACGAATAAGTTGAATTTCAAGCACATGTATATGATTCGTGGAAATCATGACTATCAGTTGTTCAAGAAGCTCTATCCAGTCAAGGACACTATGTTCCCGAACATCACAATGGTAAAGGACAATATTTTCTTGACATATAACGGTAAGAATTACCTGTTCCAGCATTTTAACTACGATAAAACACTTAACGAACATGATGGTACTTCTGGAGATCCTACGGCTCTGAACCAGTACCTCAACGAAGGTCGTCAAATCGATTATGTCGTGCATGGTCATACACACGAATTCAATAAAACCAGTGTTATTGACCAGGACGATATGCGGTTGATTGAAAACAATGTTAGCTGGGAAGCATGGTATCGTCCCGTAAGCATTGATGAACTAGTCAAAATCGATGCCATGTGGGAAAAGTAATGAAAGAACGTTATAAGTGTATTGTTTTTATCGATGGACTTCCCGGACCGCTTATTTTCAAGCGTTACGGTGAAACGGAAACTGAAGTTCGTGGTGAACTTGAAAGCTTCATTAAGGAAAGATATGAAGCTGGTTGTAAAATCGAACATGTGGAACTTGACAAGACCCATAAGGTCGGTGCAAAGAAAAAGGTAGAAAAAGATGATAACGGAAAAGTTGAAGAACCTGCTAAGGAAAATACAGAAGAAGTACAAGCTTCGTAAGTATTTGAAGGCGGCAGAAAAAGGACGAATCACAGCTCACTGGTACGGTAAGCTCGTTGGTTTCAAGTATACTCGAGAAACAGTATATACTTCGGATTGGGATGAGATTACTCTCACCTCCCGTGGTATCGTTTTCGATTCTGAAACCGGCGAAATCGTAGCTCGTCCGTTCGATAAGTTCTTCAACTACGGTGAACTGATTGACAGCGAGACTGGCGAACTGACGGAACTCGCAAAGAAGGTCATGAAGTACCAGAAGAAGATTGACATCCGAAAGATTCTGAAGTCTATTCGTTTCCATACTATGGAAAAGGTTGACGGGTCTTTGGGTATCGTATTCTGGAATCCGTATCTGAAACATTGGCAGTTGAAAACCGGCGGTTCTTTCGATTCTGACCAGGCAATCTGGGGACAGCGTTGGTTTGACCAGCATATCAAAAAGGAACTCTTGAACCCGAAGAAGACCTACCTGTTCGAAATCGTTTATAACGAGGATTTCCATCCGATCCGTTATGACTTCGAAGGCCTTGTGCTGCTCGCCGTTATCGATAATGAAACTGGCGAAGAAGAACACATTACCGGACTTCGTGTCTATGCTAATGCTTGGGGAATCAAGATGGCGGAGATTTACGAATTCGATACTTTCAATGAAGCTCGAAATATCGCAACCAAGCTTCCGTCAAACCAGGAAGGTTACGTTATCACTTTCCCGGAACACGGTTTCAAGATTAAGGTAAAGTCTGATGAATGGTGCCAGCTTGCGAAAATGCTCGAATGCCTTAGTGAATGGAATATCTGGGTAGCTTACGACTGTGAAAAGGATTTCTTCCATGCCAATGTCGACAAGACAAAGGGTTACAAGCCGATTGACGACGAAGTTCTGTATATTCCTGAAGAATTCCCGGAATTACGTGAATACGCCGAAAGCGTACGTAAAAGGGTAGCAGAATTAACTGAAGTAGTCGTCTCTGAAGCTCGTGAAACCATGAAGGCTGTTGAAGACCAGCGTTCTCGCTATGAATATGCCACAGCACACTATAAAAGCGATGTAGGGGCTATCATGCAGGCTATCAAGTGTATTTCTCGCAATGACAAGAGCTTTGTTTCTGTAAAGCGTGCTGTACACAAAAAATTGGAACCTTCTAACGTGCAAAGGACTATTGAAGAATGATTTTTACTATATTTGAATATGGAACGTTATTGTTCGTATTGGAATTTGTGTTTCTAATCATATCTTCAATAGGAACAAGTCGAGAGGAATTAGGCTGTAGGTCAGTCTTCGGAATATTCTTTAAATTCTATTTACTGAATGTTCTGTTGGTTGCTGCGGCATATAGGTTAACAGAATAGGAAACCAGATTTTTATTTGGTTTCCTCAAGGGAAATCAAATGAATACACAGACATTGATTGTTGTTCGTGGAATACCTGGTTCCGGAAAGTCTACTTATGCTAAAACATTAAAAATCGACCTCGAAAAGCAAGGCTACAAAGTCGAGCACGTAGAGGCTGATGATTATTGGTATAATGATAAGGGTGAATACGTTTTCCATACTAGTAAACTTTATTATGCCCATAAAAACTGTTTTGAAAGAGTATTTAGGGCTTTTGATGAAGGTGCACAGTATGTTATCGTCGCAAATACGTTCGTAACCCGTAAGGATTTGAAACCGTATTTGAGAGAAGCGGAAGCTCGTGACATTAAAGTTACGATTTACCGTATGGATAATGAATTCCAGAATGTTCACAATGTACCGGCTGATAAGGTCGCATACATGAAGGAACATTTTGTGGACCAGGAAAATGAAATCAAAATTAAACGGAGAATCTGATGGTTATTGTAAGAGTTGATAAGAAAACAAAGAAATGTACGATTGTTGACGAAGCTGAAGGAACTCCAGGAGCTTCTCGCCAAATCACTCGATTCCGTGAAAAGTGCTTGCCGATTCTCGAAAGCCAAGTGAAACTACCAGCATTGAATCGAAAAGACATCGAATTCAATGAATTTGAGTTTAAGTTCATGCGAATGGATGAAGATTCAAAGATGATTACAATCAGTTGGGAAACAATCGCATAAAATGAAAACCCGGTTAAAAACCGGGTTTGTTTTTTATTGGATTTTCGTTGCTTTCGCTTCGTATTCTTGTTCGAGAAGTGCGTCAACCGCAAGACCGAACTTAGCACTTGGCTTGATACCTAATTCGTTCTGAACTCTTTCGACGATGGCATGTAAATCAGGCTTATCGTCTTTCAGCTTCAGAGCGATAGGAATTCGATGATACCATGCAGGAATAATCTTGGTCATTTCGAGGAGTGTCTTGTAATCACCCTCAACGAACTTAACAATACTATCCCAGCTAATGTTCTCGTTTGTTTCCTTCAGCTTCTTGAGCATGTAATTATACCACTTGAGAAGACGAGAATCTTCGCGAGTAGCAGAAAGGCGTTCAAGCATTTCAGGTTCTTCACTGAAAGCGATTACAGCGAAAATGTTATCTTCGTTGAGATGCTTTACAGATTCCAAACGCTTAATCATTGCAGGAACATCGACATTTCTGAAAGTAGTAAGCCAGTTAAGAACACCAGTGTGGTTCAAGGTAAAGAAGAACTTCGCAAGATTCTTAGAAGGGTTCTTGACCTTGCTAATTTCACCACGAATACGAGGATAAGACAGAGAATCCAGCTTATAGGTATAAGTAGAAGCAGTAGTCTTCATCGCTTCGTAAGTGCTATCAGCCAAAGAATAATCGAAGTTGACCATGAAGCGAACACCACGGAAAATTCGAAGGTAGTCTTCAGCAAAACGATCTTCTGCCTTGCCGACAGCTCGAATAATACTGTTTTCGACATCAGCGATACCACCGTAATAGTCAATCACTTCACCCTTGCCGCTAAGTCCCATAGCGTTGATGGTAAAATCGCGACGTAAGCAGTCTTCCTTGAAAGTCTTGGCGAAAGTGATTGAATCGGGGTGACGACCATCGGTATATGCACCGTCGGTTCTGAACTGAGTCACCTCGAAAGGTTCACCGTCCTGGAAAACCAGAATAGTGCCATGAGTCTCACCGTTGTTGGATGCGGTCTTGAAGGTTTTCTGCAGTTCTTTGATAGGCATGTTCGTACTGATGTCAATATCATGAATATCAGGAAAACCGCTCTGGCCGAGAGACCAACGAACCATATCACGAACGCAACCGCCAACCAGGTATGCTTCATAACCCTTGCTTTCGATAGCGGAAGCAAGTTTCATACCAGAAGTGAGAAGGTCATTTTTGATAGTCGATAAATCAATTTTCATATTAATAAATATAGCAAACCGAAGCGTTTTTGTAAATACAGATTTTTATAAACGTTACGAAATGTAATAAAAACTTTACTATATTTGTATCACAGGTGAAAATTATGAAAGACACATTATTAGTTAATCTTTATGCAGGTCCAGGCTCGGGAAAATCAACCGGAGCCGCTTATATTTTTGCAAAACTTAAAATGGCTGGAGTTGATTGCGAATACGTCTCAGAATATGCCAAGGATAGGGTATGGCAGGATGATCAGTTTCCGCTCAAGTTCTGCCAGCTGTATGTTACGGGTAAGCAATGCCTTAAAGTTGCCAGACTTCTCGGAAAAGTCGATGTGATTGTTACCGATAGTCCGATTGCTATGGGTGCAATGTATACCGATGAAAAACCGTATCAGGATGTGTGCCTTTATGAAGCGAAGAAATATAAAAATACATTCAATATTTTTGTAAAGCGTGCCAAGAAATATAATCCTAACGGTCGAAACCAAACTGAAGAAGAAGCTAAGGCTATTGATGGTCGATTGCTTGATTTTTTGGATTCAAATAACTTACAATATGAAGTTGCTGATGGAACTGAGGACGGATATAACGGAATTGTCCAAAAGATAATCGAAAGGCTAAAATAATATAGCAGGACGGGTTTACAAATGCCCGTCTGTTTACTATATTATACTTGTGTAGTACAATGTATTACGGTAAGTGTATATGGCGAAAAAAGACAGATTAATACGTGAAGATTGGGGAACTTTCCCTAATAAAGAAGTTATAGAAATTGTTGAAACCGCACTACATACGACTAAATTGAAATTTCCGTATGTTAAGGTATATGGTACGTGTATTGTTGTGCCCTTTGGCGTGCACGATGTCAAAATCGCCGTAACCGATGATAATAAGGTCGGAATTATTTACGTCGCCGACTCATTTATTCAAGAACATTATACTTATGGCTGTCCTGCTCGTAAAGAAATGTACGAGTATTTCGATGATATGTTTTTTAAGGACGGTATCGATAAATATCAGACGTTAGCTTTCAAAAACGTCGCTAAATTCCGAGAATGGTTTACATTTGAAAGGCTTCTGGAATTTTTCCATGTATTAAACAAGTATGACCAGGCTCTTGGTCAACTTTGTAAGATAGTTAATCATACAGATGAAACAGATCCGATATTTGATAAAAATTCGGATGCTCATCATAAATTCGTTAAGTCTATGATGAACAAGCTCTTATCTCTTAAAAATGAACTCATATTATTCCCTATTTCAGCCCTGTAAAAAATTCAAATCTTTTTCCTATGTTAAAAAATAATTTACAGGCATTTAACTATATTTGTTATTACCAAGCAAATAATAGGAGATTAATATGAATTATGCTATGAATCGTAAGACCGGTAAGGCCTATGTGGTTACAACCGGCAATGAACAAACACGTGACCGTCTGCAGCTCGAAGGTATGGAAGTTCGTAATCCGGAACATGCCCGTTATGCTCGTTCAAGTCTCGTTGCACTTTCTCAGACTGAAGCAACTATCTGCTATATGGCTGAAAAGGTTCTTCGCGGCAAGCACAAGCGTTCTGAACTCGACCGCAACATGGTTGCTCTCTATCGTACACTTCAACAGGAGGTTATGGCCTAATGTGGCGCATTACTCGCTATCACGTTGATGAAACTGGTACACCGTATGGTGAACCGTTTACTTCTGACTGCTATACTGAAGAACTCATGGAATCTTACAAGAATCCGCGTCTTCGTTCAGTTGTCAAGATTGAACAGTTTATCGGTGGAAAGTGGACTACTATCTGGACTAAGTAAGCATGGATTGTTTCTTCATCAATAATTTGAATCTTAAACCTAGCAAGCACATGTTTGCTGATTTTAAGAAATTACTTGATGAAGAATTTCTCCCTGCTGATGTATTGTGTATAAGCGGCATATCGGAAGACTACGAGATGACTAGACGTTTTCTGGTTTACCTCGGACAGCATTACAAAAACGTGCTGTATGTATATGGTGGTTGTGATATGAAATCTGATATGCCGCTTGATTTGAAATTTGAAAAAGTTAAAGATTCACTAAGGTCATTCCAGCGCAAACTTTGTACGCCAACTAGGTTAGATGGGCAAGTAGTTGTGGTAGATAAGCATGTATTTGGCGGTGCGTCTGGAATTGACCCTAGTGTTAATATTAAAAAATGGAATTGGTGGACAACCAATATCGATGAGATATACAACGATGAAGTTAATAGGTTCCGTAAAATCGCGGAGTCTGTTCCTGACGTCGTTGTTTCTTATTATGACCCCAGAAAGATGAATTTAAATGTGAATGGAAAGATCTGGCACTTCGGTCAGGACAAGAAAAAGTCCATTTGCGAAATCGGTGACACGTTTTTAATAAATAATTCGTGCATCGATAAGAGCACAAAGTACACTAAGAAAGACTTTCTATTTAAAATTTAAGGAAACTGAGATGAAAACTACAGAAAATAACGTACTCGTAAAAGAGGAACCTTTCGACAAAATGACTGTCGGAGGCTTATTTATTCCCCGAATTGGAACGATTCCTATGGCCCTTGGTACCATCGTAAAGCTTGGTCCGGGTAAATTCAATCCTTACACCAATAAGATTGCGCCCATCAACCTCAATGTTGGTGACCGTGTGATTTATAATCCAGGTGTTGCTACAGAAATTACGGTTTCTGTCAAGGACGAAAACGGAAACGTATCTAAGCTCAAACTTGTTAAGGTTCCAGAAAACGAATGTACTTGCATTCTTGACGATAACGAAGAAATTAAGTAAAAGGAAATTTAACTATGAAGATGAATGATAACTATGTGCTTGTAAAGCGCCGTAACGGTGACACTAAGACCGCTGGCGGTATCTATATTCCGGAACTTGATAGCTCGGGTAAGCTTGTTTATGGCGAAGTTGTTGCCGTTGGCCCAGGCAAGTACAATCCTGTCACGGATTCCCGTATTCCATGTGTTGTATCTGTTGGTGACCGCATTATCTTTACGGACTTGCGTGCAATCGAACTTAACATCGCTGCGAAGAATGATAAGGGTGCTTACGTTAAGACTAAGTATTACCAGATTCCTGATTCGGCAGTGGAAGTAATCTTGGAAGACAATGAAGACATCTAAGCAGACAAATAAGTCAAATTTCAAGGCTAAGATGAAGGGTTTTCAGACCAAAATGAAAGCATTTTGGTCTAAAATTAAGGCCAATAAGAAGCTCATTATCGGTTCTCTTATTAGTGCCGTGGTTTATACCCTAGTTTTAGGCTCATTTGGCGTGTTTGGAGATACACTTAAGAAAGGAATAATGTATTTTATGACCGACATCGTTCCATACATTGCGATGGCGTTCGGTTATTTTATGGCAGTATTTCTTCCTATTCGTATCAGTCAGGCTCTTGCTCGTAATAAAGAAATTCGAGAAGACCGGGCTTTCGATAAGAAGTTGACAGACCATGCCAATAAGTCTCATGAATTGCAAGAAAATATTTTAAAAGCATTGAACTCTAACGAAACATTTAAATAATTTAAGGTAAAATACAATGCATACTGAAGAACAGCTTAAAAAAATTGACCGAGCCGTTAATCACCCTGATCATTACTGTAATAACGCATCTGGAATTGAAACTATTACTATTACACGCTATCTTGATTGTGACTGTGCAAATGTATGGAAGTATTCCATGCGCTACCTTGATAAGGTAAAGACCGATCCTGAACATGCAACACCGTATCAGGATTTGGGAAAGGCTATTTTCTATCTTAATGACTTCCTCAAGAATTTTGTTGATGGAAGTGGCAATGTAACTAATGAACATCCGGTTCCTTCTGCAGAAGTCGTAGAACGTATGATTAAAGTCGCAGATGTTGAACCTGTTCCTGCTGTGCAGAGTATCTTCAATGACATCATTTCCATTGCTGTGGCAAAGGAAATCGACCTGATGAAGGTTACAAAGGATATTGAAGCTCTCGAAGAGTACAGAAAGGATTTACCGTAATATGGAAGTAACAAAAGTCAAAATTTATCCCTACAATGTAAAGTACGGAAAGCTCGGCAAGTGTCAGGTTATTCTTGACCACGAACTTCTGCTTACTGGCCTTACATTAATGGACTACTACGGCAAGCGTTACGTTATTTACCCTAAGAATGTGAATAACAAGCGTGAGCTGTGTTTCGTTCAGCCTATTAAGAAGCCGCTTGCGGACAAGATTAATAAGGCTGTGTTCGAAGCCTACGACAAGATGAATATCAATGTCGAGGAAAAAACTGAAGAGTCTAATGAGTCCGCCTTCATGGCTGGAATTCAGGACATGGTTGATACTATTCAAGGTGAAACTGCTGTGCTCTATGCTGGTAAGTATCTCGAGAATACCCAACCGTCGAATGGCCCAGAACCGATGACAGACCCGGAAGAACTTGAAATCGTTGAGTAAAATATGAAGAAACATAAACCAGTAAAGATGCAACCGTTGTTTCGAAAGGAAAAGGATTATTTGAAAGTCATCAATAATCCGAAAACCCTCGCGACCTTGAAGGACATGGTGGCACAAGCTAATCATGTTACAGACAATATCGTTCATCCGAAAAATCTTAACGATTGGATGGTTTATGTTATTTCTATTTTGCCCAAATTTGAAACTGACGCAGAATTCTGCGAAAAACTAAAGGATCTAGTAAATGAATATTCGAATGAATCAAAAGGAAGTAACACCTCTGAACCTTGTTAAGACCGTCTATGCGTCTGTTCTGGAAGATGTCTACAAGAATTTCTCAGAATACGCAAAGGTTTTCGTAAAGAATTACGATAACTATAACGATGAAGAACTTAAGGCAATTTTCTTGAAGAACGAAGACCTTAACCATAAGATTAGCGTTTTCCTTGAAAAGAACAAATTGGTGTAACATGAAATTTGAAGTCGGAAAAACTTACAAAGGCGTTGATGGTAACGAATACACAGTTTTGTCTTTGGATGAAAACTTCGTGAATGTCAAATTCCGCAATGTCACAAAACGATTTAGGTATGTCCTGTATTCTGGCAACGATACAGTTATCCAGTATGGAAAACCGTTATTGTCTGCTGGTCCGTTCAAACTTAGATTCGACCCGGAGATCGATGTTGAAGAAAGATCGAAATCCAAGAAGCAAATTGAAATCAACTTAAATAATGAAGGATATTTAAATGTCTTTAAAGCGCATCGTAAAGAAGAAATCTGATAATAAGCCAGTAGAAGCTCCAATTGCTCCGATGGTTACTCCGAATCCGGGTCAAATGCCTCCAGTAGGTCCGGAAAATCCTAATGCTGTTCCTCCTGAAGGCCAGCCGGAAGAACCTGAGCAACAGGGAATTCCTCTTGGCGAAATGGGTGGTTATTTCGAAATTATGCGTCAGAATTACTTCGAAGTCAAGCGTTGTATTTGGATTACGGGCGCTATTGACTGGAGTATCGCTATCCGCACTATCCAGCGTCTCTCATTCTACGATGATGACCTGAAGGAACCTGTTACCATTTACCTTTCTTCTCCTGGTGGTGATTGCGACGCCGGTTTCGCACTCATCGATGTCATGGACGAACTGAAGCGTAAGGGTATTATTATCAATACGATTGCATGTGGTTCTTGCTCGAGTATGGCTTCTGTTATTCTCGCTAATGGAACTCCTGGCCATCGTTATGCTTTCCCGTCTTCTCGTATCATGATTCATCAGGCTGGTATTGTCGCCGATGGTTTCGCTGGTCGTCTCAAGGACGTTAGCATTCTCCAGAAGGAATTACAGAACTGGACCGATAGCATGAATCGCGTGTTCAAGAAGCAGACTGGAAAGACTACTGAAGAACTCCGTGAACTTACTTCGTTTGATAACTTCATGTCGGCAAATGAAGCAAAGAAAATCGGATTAATTGACAAGGTAAAGACGAAGTTAGTTTAAAAATTTCTATATTTTGAAAATAACTTCTATAAATAAGGTATAATTATGAGTAAAGGTGATTTTTTAAGCTTTCTACATAAAAACGACCCGTCTTATACCGAAGAACAGCAACTCGAGGCATATAAGAATTACAAGTCTACAGCTCAGACAGTTTCTGTCGATGAGCTAGAGGATGATGATTTTTATAATGACGAAGTTCCGGAGATTAACGAAGCTCACCGTACGCAGCGTCCTTCACCGAGGCCAGCTCCACGTCCGGCACCAGCTCCGGCTCCTACTCCGGCGCCGCGTCCTGCTCCTATGCCTGCTGAACCCGATTTTGACGATGATAATTATGTAGAACCTGCGCCTGTTCGCAGACGCACTAAAAAGCCACAAAGTATTGTAGAAAGTGCGGGTTATATTAATAACCCCGCTTTTTCTGAAGCTTTTTCTCTTATTGACGAAATGAAAGAGAAAATGACTGCAATGTTTTTTAAATATGGAATGACTGGCCTTGAGAAACTCAATGAATGTATGTTGGACATGTGTGATGAAATCATGAATCCCCCTCCGCCAGCTCCGAAGATTATTTACAAAGAAAAAGAACCGGAAGTAGTTGTAGCTCCTCCGGCTCCTGTAAAGAAGACTGTTGTTAAGAAAAAGCCCGTAGTAGCAAAAACTGAAAAAGTTGCTGAAGCTGCTGCAGCACCACAAGTAACGAAGCCCAGAGTTGTTAAAAAAGCAGAACCTGCGAAATCTGAAGAAGAAATCTTGAAACAAAAGAAAGCTAACCTCGATGCAATGCTCGAAACCGCAGATCTGAGTGAATTGGGAAGCACGCTTACAAAGCAATCCTCCGTCCAGGTTGACGAAGGTGCTAAACGCCTTGCTTTGGTGCAGGCCAATAGTGAAAGAATTAAAAAGCTATCTGAAGAAAAGAAAGAAGCACAGCAAAAAATTGAAGAATCTAATGAACCTGTAGAAGAATTCGAAGTCGTTGCTGACGGAGAATCAACTTTTGAAATGCCATCTGCTGAAGAAAACCCGACCACTAATGCTGAGCTTGAAACAGCTGCGAATTAACATGAAAAAAATTAAAACTAATAAAAAAGATAAAGCAGAAAAACAAAACTTGTCAGAAGTCGATGTTATCGGCACGGTTTTAGAAGCCCGCCCTAATGCGATGTTTGACGTAGAACTCGAAAACGGCCAGAGAGTGCTCTGCACAATATCTGGTAAAATTCGTGTTAAGCATATTCATATCACTCCAGGTGATAAATGCCTCATCGGTGTTAACATCTATGATATGAGTAAAGGAAGGATAAAATTTAGATATGATACCAGAGTACAGCAGAAAGAGAAGACTTCCGCTTGATATTGAAGAAGCTACAGAAGGTATGCCGGAAATAGCCAATGCTATTGCCAATACCAATGTGTGGAAACAGTATGAGCAAGCTCCAGATTTTTCTGAAATTCCGGAAGAATATCAATCTATGATTCCTGACAATGCGAAGACACAAAAAGAAGACACAAGAACCTATAACATATGGTTAACTAAACGATAAAGGAAAACAAATTATGATGACTAATGCTAATAACTTTAATGATGCAGTTGACGCCGAAGACGTTGTTGTTAACAACCTCCGTGCAATCAAGCAAATCGTGGTCGCAAAGATCGATGAAGTCCGCAAGACCGAAGTTCCGGCTGAAAAGGCTGAATTCAAGGCTGGTTACCTCCAGGCTTTCCAGGACATGCAGACCTTCATCAAGACGTTGAATGCATAATTGAAGAAATTTGGAACAAAAAGACCTACAAACTTAATCGTTTGTAGGTTTTTTCTATATTTGATACTATGAGTGGATTTAAGAATTGTTACTGGGACTTTAAAAAACAAAAGCTCTATTTTAAAGCCCAAGATGATATTGATTTTAAAGAAGTTGAATTTCATAACTGGTGCTACAGGCCGGATCCTTCAAAGAAGAGCAATATTACTGACATTCACAAGACACCGATGATACGGTTCGATTATAGTGACCGTAATTCCCTTATGGGTCTTAGAGGCGTATGTGAAGGTAATTTGCGTCCAGAAGTCAAATACATGCACCAACTATACGATAACGAAGAACTCCAAGTTGATATGAGCAAATGGAATATCTGTTTCTTCGATATTGAAGTTGCGTCAGGAAGTAAGTATTATGACGAAACATTGATTAAGGTCTGCGAAAAGAAAACCAAGAAAACTCTCGACATCAGTCTTATTGATTTCGATATGAAGTTTGACCATGACAAGTATTTTGTTTATGACATTGAAGTTCAGAAATGGCTTCCCTACGATGATAGCTGTTTTGTTTCATATGACTTCCCGTCTCCTGAAATAGCTCAGTGGCCAATTAACGCCATTACTTGTTATTCTACAAAGACTGGTCAATCTTATACCTGGAGCACAATCAGATATACAGATGACCCGAAGGATTTACCGAATTATACGTACTGTAAGTCAGAAATGGTACTTATCCGTGAATGGATTAAGTGGTTCGCCAATAATCATTTTGACATCATTACAGGTTGGAACTCGCTCGCATACGATATTCCCTATATCATGCGTCGTTGTGAAGTTCTCAGAGAGAAATACGACATCAAGGTTGAATGGGAAAAGAATCTGTCTCCTCTCGGCATGATGCCTGTGGCTGAAAAGATTACTGACCGCAAGATGGAAAACGTTGAACTTGGAACGAAGTACACGATTCCTGGTTTGTATTCTCTTGACTACATGAAACTGTACGAAGTCTTCGGATCTCATCCGCCTCTTTCTTCGTATTCCCTTAACTATGTTGCCAACCTCGAATTAAATGACCAAAAGTTGGAATATAGCGGTGCAATTTCTGAAACCTACAAGATTGACGGTAATAACTTCCTGAAGTATAACAGAAAGGACGTTATGATTATGGTCGACCTTGAAAAGAAAAACAAGCTCTTCGACCTTATTATTGAATATGCATTCGATTGCCTTGTTACTCTCGATAAGGTTGAACAGAAGGTTCCGACGACTACTGGTTATATCTTAAAATTCTTACATAAGACCAACCGTGTTTTGAATGACCGTGAAGACCATCATGTTGACTGGTGGAGAAATGAACGTTGCTATATCGTAAAAGATAAGGACGGAAACGATTATTTCCAGAACACTGAATGGGAACCGGGTGCAAAGCGTTATAAGGACTATTGTAAGTTCCGTGTTTTCTATGATGCTTATAAGGAAGCTCAGTCTGAAGGAAAGTATGATTACGATACAATCAAGCGACTTGTCGGACAGAGAAGATTCGAGCATTGGAAAACTGAAAAGGATTTCCTTGCCGCATGGGAAGCGTATAAGAAGGATCCTCATCCGTTCCCAGAATTCCAGGTAAAGGCAGGTTATTGTTATGACTTCCCTGGTCGACATGACGATTGTATGTCTTTCGATATTACCTCGTCATATCCGCACCACATTATGGAATTCCATATCTCTCCGGAATTGAAGGTTGTTCATCCGACTAAGGAACAGATTGAATCCGGTGAGGTTATTCCGACAGACGTTGCAGAACTTGGTTTCTATAACCGTGATGACGGTATTCTTCCGAACGTTGTCAAGCAGGTGTTTGCAGAACGTAAGGTATATAAGAATAAGGAAAAGGAATGTCACAAGAAAGGCGATAAAGCTGGTGAACATTTGTATCATAACCGACAGATGACCAAGAAGCTCATCATTAACTCGGTTTACGGTGTTTCTCTTGCTAACAGTTTCGCTTTGTATGACCCTGACGTTGCTCGTGCTATTTGCCGTTGCGCTCGTGTCACTTTGAGAGACTGGTTGACCAAGAATCTCAATGAATACTATGTTTCTCCGTTCTTGCTCAAGGATGTTGTCAAGGAATTCTCGACAGTTTCCATCATTACGGAAGAAAAGACATATAAGTACGATTTCTATGAAAAGATTACTGTTCTTCGCGGTAATGACGAAATGGAAATCTACGCTTACGAATTCAACAAGGACACTGACCTTCTCGGTATTGAGGATTAAGATGGAATTTAAGAAAGCATTAGATGTAAAGATTGATAAATTTCAAATGAACGACATGAGTCCTCTTGTCGTGAAAGGTCGCGATGTCTGTGCGGTCCATAATGATACGGACTCAGTTTATTTTTCGATTATTGAGCTAAAGAAGCGTTTGATGGAATCTGGTTTGCAGATTACGAACGAAGAGGAATATCGAAGCTATTTCCAGAAATGCGAGGACGTGTTCCAGCGTTTCTTCGATAAGATTCTCGACATTCGAGCCAAGCAGTTCCATACGGTCAATAAGATTAATTTCAACCGTGAAAACATCTTCAAAAACATGTTCTGTTTTGCAAAGAAGTTGTATATCGGTAATATTATCGATAGTGAAGGTTCGTTATATCCGCTTGACCACATGAAGCATAAAATTATGGGCGTTCCTATTAAGAAATCGACTATGCCAGACTTCTGTAAAACGGCTGCTGAAGAACTCGCATTCAAAATCTGCGACGGTATCGGTAAGGACGAAGCACAGGAATATATCTACAAGGTTTATGACCAGTTTAAGAGCTCGGATTTGAACGTTATTTCGTCGGTTATCGGTATCAAGAACTATACGAAATATACGACAATCGCCATGGACAAATTCAGAGAGCTGTATTCTGAAAGTGCGATGAATACGACGCCGTTCGATATGAAATACGAGACTCTCATGGACTATTACATGGACCACGGTTTGATTCTTCCGACTGGTCTCATTTTCGGTGCAAAGATTTCGATTATCTACAACTATATCGTTACTAAGGACAGGTTGAAATATAACCCGATTCGTAATAATTCCAAATTACGATATGTATATGTAAAGCCATCTCAGAAGATTGTAGCCAAGGATATGGACGGAAAAACTTCGCCGATTGAAGCAGTCGCATATCTCGAATCTTGGCCGCAAGAATTTAATAAATACTTTGAGATTGACTATGAAACCGCATTCAGAAAATCTTTCTGTCAGCTTTTCGATACGATGTTCAGAATCGCTGGTTGGTTAGGTCCGAAGGAAGAAATTAATTTGGAACGACCGACAATGTTCGAGTTTTTCAGTTAGAAATTTTATATATACAATACACAAGTTATATTTTAATGAGGTGAAAAAATGAATACTACATTAGTAATTGGTTTGATTGCGCTCGCCGTAATCTTGGTTGTAATCGGATATTTCTTGCTCCGCAAGGCATTGCGTGAACAGAAGCCGGAAATCGTTAAGCTTGACGAAAATCCGCTTGACTCTATGATTGAAGGATATGAAGAAGATCCAGCTCAGCATGAAGCAGAATGTCAGCAGACAGCATGCGACATCATGGAAGCCGGAAACATTATTTGCGAAGAAGCAAATAAGCCGGAACCGATGGTTGAATTGGAACCGACATATACCGTAACAGAAGAGCTCGCTGGCAAGGTTCTCGCTGAAACTCCAGAAACATTGGAAGTGGCTAAGGCTGAAGTTCCTGCTACTCCGAAGGTCGTTGAAAAGGAAACCGACAAGATTTCCGATGAAGATCTGAAGAAGATTGCAAAGGCTCTTAAGCCGGTCAAGAAGCCGACTGAAAAGAAGCGTTCACGTAAGGAAACAACAAATGAAACCAAGAAGAAGACTGAGAAAACTGTCAAGCCAGGCAAAAGCACTCCGAAGAAAACTAAGCCCCGCCAAAATGAGGCTGTTAACGGAAAGAAGAACAAGAAGAAGCCTGCAAAGAAGAATACTAAAAAGAAATAATTGGAGTAGACTATGGATCAAGTAACTTGCCCTATTTGTGGTGAAACTTTTGAAAACCGTATGAAGCTTGGCTCTCACATGTGGACAAAGCATAAGACTAAGCTCAAGGAATATGAAGCCGCTCACCAAGAAACTCCGGCTCCGCAGATTAACGAATCATCAAAGCCTAAGGCTGCTGAAGGTTTGATTAAGCCGCAACAGATTACGGAATCTAAGGAAATTCTCGAAGCACCCGCTGCAAAGATTGATAAGGATTTCGTTGTCGAAAAGACGGAAAAGAGTGAATTCGTAAAACAGAAGGCAGAATATCATAATCCGTACCGTGATTTATATCCGTCGGAAGGTGAAGTTCTCAACGAGTTCCTCGGCCGATAAAATCGGAACAAATTTAAGAATGGTAAACGAAAGTTTACCATTTTTTCTATATTATAAATATTCTGGCTAACAGTAAAAGTGCAATGAAAAGGGCGATTCAAAGTACGTTAGCCGATTAAAGCTCATGATGACAAATTCGATGACAAAATAAAATAATAGGTAAAAAATGGCAAAAAACACGCTTTTGGCGAAAATGAAGAAAGATAAGGATTTGGCCGATCTTCTTCATACTGAGCGTATTCCTGTGGAATGGCTTAGTACGAACTGTATTTCGGTTAACCTCGTTCTTTCTGGTAAAATTAAGGGTGGTATTAAGAAGGGTTCAATCAGCATGATTGCTGCCGGTTCCGGCTGGGGTAAGTCCATGATTGGTTATTCAGTTCTTAAGGCTGCACAGGATTCTGGTATGGACTGTTTCATTGTCGATACTGAAAACTCCGTTAACTATGACCTTCTTACGAAGCTCGGAATTAACATGGATGAAGTCGGTGTTCACGGTCCTACGAACAGCATTCCGAAAATTAAGCAGTTCATCGCTAAGCTCTCGGCTCAGTGTGGCTCGCTTCAGCAACGTCGCAATACTTTCGTATTGTTTGACTCCTGGGGTCCGATTATCGAAGACCAGGTTCTTGAAAAGGCACAACAGGGAAGTTCCGCTGTTAACATGTCTTCCGCAAAATTCAAAAACGAACTCGCAAACATTATTTTGAGTGGCGGTTTCACGACTCTCGTCATGAACCACGTTTATGCTTCTCTCGAAATGTTCGGCGACCCGTATAAGATTCCTGGCGGTATGCGTATTATCTTTAACGCTGACGGTATTGTTCTCGGTTACTCCTCTAAAAAGGAACGTGACAAGGGCAAGAATGTTCTTGGTAAGGTCGTTACCTGTGCTGTTGCTAAGGGTCGTTCCGCTAAGGAATTCGTCAAGACCAAGTATCTTATCCTTCATGCAGGTGGTGTATCTCCGTACTACGGACTTTTGGATGAAGCCATGGAATGTGGCGTAGTTTACAAGCCGAAGCCGGGTTATTATGCACGTATCGGTTACGATACCAAGGTTGATCCTGAAACTGGTGAACTTGGCAAGCCGGAAAGAATGTGGAAGGAAGAAGAACTCTACTGTGCTAAATTCTGGATTCCTCTCTATAAGGATGAAACGTTCAGGCATTATGTAGAATCCAAGTTCGCATTCGAAGAACAGGTACTTATCAACGCAAACGAAGACGTTCTCGCTCTTATGAATGCGGGTTACGAAGACCTCAGTGAAAATACAGGTATCGCTATGGTTAACCGTACTGGTGCTAACCTCGACGAACTCGACGGTGATATTCTCGCTGAAGACGACGACGATATGTAGTTGTTTTCCAGAACAAATAAATAAAAGGGTCCAAATGGGCCCTTTTATTTTACTATATTTTATTATTATGGACGAAGAAAATAAAGAAAGACCGAAAACAATGATGGAAATGTTCCCGGCCGCAGAATTGGCTAGGGCCATGCTTCATCTCGATAGATTTGATACCGACGTCGTTACAGAAGAACGCGTCGCAGCAGAAAAGAGCCTAGATAAGCTCGAAGAATTTTCAGAAAAGGTAATTCAAGATGACATGTAATAATATTTGGACAGTACAGTTTGATTTTCCTAATGGCCCGGTATTTCCTACGAATTCCGATACATATCAGTATATGATGGATAAAAACGTGAAAACCTGGACCGATGACGAAAAAGCCGCAACATTCGCAAGAGAAAAATGTGGAAAATACGGCTGGAAGCTCGTTCCGATAGATAACCCGTAAATTTACCATTGACAAAGCTTGCCAAATTTGCTATATTGTAGTCATACAATGGAGATTACAATGGACGTTAAAACTTTAGCAAGCCTTCACAACTGGAACATGCCGACTGTTTGTCCGATTTGCGGCGGTGATTTGACAGTTTCTGAAAATCATAAACAGTTCTATTGCACTAACGAACTGTGCAAGAGCAAGTTTTCCGGTCGTATTTCGAAATGGACTGAAAAACTTCAGATTATGGAACTTGGCTTGACCACCATTGAATCTCTTTATGACGCTGGCGTTTTTAAGTCTATCTCGGATCTCTACAAGATTGACTACAAGAAGATTGAAAATCTTGAAGGTTATGGCAAGCGTTCCGCTGAAATCATTAAGGCCCAAATAGAAGCCCATAAACAAGCCACATTGGCTCAATTTATCTCGGGCTATAACATCTCAGGCCTTGGCGAAAGAATCGTCCAGAGGATTATCGATGCGAAGAAATTGACCACTTTCGATGACTTCATCAACTGTAACGATTATGTTTGCGAAGGCGTGGGTCAAATTACGTCCGATAAGCTCAAAGCTGGTCTGAAGGCACTCGAATCCGACATGCGAGAAACTTTGAAGTATATCTCCATTCTCGTTCCGAAGGCTCCTGTCGCGGGTGTTCTCAACGGTCAGTCTTTCTGTTTCACTGGTGCGGCTTCCCGTCCTCGTAAGGAACTCTGGGCATTGGTCGAAAACAATGGCGGTGTCGTTGATGAAACCATGAAGAAGACTACGAACTTCCTCGTGCTCGCCGATCCGAATTCCACTTCGAGCAAGGCTCAAAAGGCCCGTAAGCAGGGAACGACCCTTATTTCTGAAGAAGACTTTGTAAAAATGTGTGGTGCATAATGTTTAAGAAGAAAGTTGAATATCTCCATGATGATAACGGCAAGATTGTTGGCGTAAATGTCGGCAAAATGCAGTTCCGTATCGAACAGTATAACCTCATGCTTAACCGTTCTAGCTTCTATGTCTATGACGGTATGGGAAATAAGGTTATCAATGCCGATAGTTTTAACGAAATCGACTGGTTTATTAACCACAATATCCGTTAATATGATTGAAGTACAAGACGAAAAATATCCTACACATTATGTGTCTATGGCGCATGTTCACCCTAAAGCCGGAAATATCGGTAAGAAGACATGTCCTTATTGCACGATGTCTGAGAATGTTTACGGAATGCAATGCGGTCAAAACTTCAGTTTATCAGATGTTTTTGAGCAAAGGGTGACTAAAGAGTCCGAAACTGGGCTATATTTTATCATGTCACTGGTTAAAAGCGATATTAAAGCTGAATATTATGGCAGCGAATATATCGATTTTTGTCCAAAGTGCGGTAAAAGACTATGAAGCCATATTACGATTATGATTTAAGTTACATTTGTGATATGATTGAATCTGCCGATTTACCTTATAAGGTAATCGGCATGTCTGATTGTGGGGAAAAACTTGGTTCTTGGGCTTGGACAGTCCGTTTTAGCCAGGTTAATTACATAGAAGTCTATGCAGATCATTATGTTATTCAACTTGGTACTTACCGACAAGAATACAAAGACACAGAAGAATTCAATGAGGCATTTGGAACAATCATAAAATATGCAAAAGAAGACGGAGTAGTTCCAACTTTTGAAGAATCTGCAGAGGATTAAATGAAAACTGTTTTTATATCGGGTAGTTCAAAAATTAAGAAACTAAACCCGGAAATGATGGCATGCCTGGATGATTTGATGAAACAGGATGTCAATGTTATCGTAGGCGATTGCTACGGCGTCGATATTCTCGCACAGAAGTACCTTAAAGCTCACGGTTTTGACCGGGTGACAGTTTATACGTCCACGGAAAAACCGAGGCGCTGTGAGTTCCCAAACGTCGTTTCTCTATGGGAGCAATCTCAGGGAAAGTACGGTGAGGAATTCTACCAGGTCAAGGATAAGGCCATGTGCGAAGCCTGTGACGGTGCCATTGCTTTCTGGAACGGTACAAGCTATGGTGTCAAGTGCAATATCGAAAGAATCCAAGCTGCTGGAAAGCCGTTAAAGGTTATTATTCAGGAGATTGACGCATAATGGCTAAGAAAACCGAAAAAGTAGACAAATACCGTGACAACGGTATAACATACCTCGAAGTGTGGGACGCTGAGAGGCGTGTTTTTCATTATAAGCTAGACGCAAATGGAAATTTTATTATGAAGGAAATTGATGATGCTAATAACTGATGACTATATCAAGTTTTTGAGTAATTGTAAGACAGAACGTGAATGTGTGGCTGAAGCTGAAAAGCTAGCTATTCAAAAAGGATTTCAGCCTTTTAATCAAAATTCGACATATCATTCCGGCGATAAGGTTTATTTTATCAACCGAAAGAAAAATTTTGCCGCTTTTATTATTGGAGAAAATCCGGAATATAATATTCTTGGTGCACATATTGACTCTCCACGTATTGACGTTAAGCAATCTGCACTTACTGAAAATGACGACATCGCATATTTTGATACTCATTATTACGGCGGTATCAAGAAGTATCAATGGGTTACGACTCCGCTCGCCTTACATGGTGTCGTTGTCAAGAAAGATGGAACTCCTATTACGATTAAAATCGGTGAAGACAAAAACGACCAGGTTTTCTGTATTACTGACCTTCTCCCGCATTTGGATTCTGAACGTATGTCTACTCAGAAGGCTGATGAGTTTGTAAAGGGTGAAAACCTAGATGTTATTGCGGGCGTCGTCAGTAAAAAGGATAGTTTTTTACGTAAGGACATAAAGGATCTTGCTAAGACATTGGTTTTGAATATCCTAAAAGACAAATACAATATTGAAGAAGACGATTTCTATTCCGCTGAACTCGAATTTGTTCCTGCTGCAAAGGCTTCATATTGTGGTCTCGATAAATCCCTTGTTGCCGGTTATGGTCAGGATGACCGTGTTTGCGCCTATACTTCTCTTCGAGCTCTCCTCGATTACAATGGAATTCCGAAGAATACTGCATGTGTTGTCCTCGTTGACAAGGAAGAAATTGGATCCTGCAGCAATACTGGTGCTCATTCTGATTGGTTTGAAACCTGCTTATACAAGATTATGACTCATTCCGTATATACCGATGAAGGTGCTTACGAAATGTTCAAGAATATCTTGTCGAATTCCAACATGCTTTCTTCTGACGTTACCGCCGCTTATGACCCGCTTTATGCTGACGCTTATTCCAAGCATACTTCGGCAAAGCTTGGTTACGGCATGATGCTCAGCAAATATAACGGAGCTCGCGGTAAGGCTGGTTCCAATGACGCTACTCCTGAATATATTGCCAAACTTCGAAAGCACTTTGACGGTGAACTTTTCCAATTCGACGAAATGGGTAAGGTTGACCAGGGAGGTGGCGGAACAATCGCAAGTATTTACTGTAACTTTAACATGAACGTTATCGATGCAGGTGTTCCGGTTCTGAATATGCACTCGCCTATGGAACTTGCACATGTAGACGATATTGAAAGTGCGTATAAATGCTATAAGAAGTTCATTGACCTGGTTTAAAATAAGGGTTGACGATGAGTCAACCTTTTTCTATATTACGGTTGTGAATTAAGGAGATATAATGGAATTTATACAGCTTAAATCAACTGAAGATGATATGGCAGCATTATGGCGTGAACTCCTTTGCTGTGTTGGTTTATGTGTCATTGCTACATGTATTACCATGTTCGTGAATAATGACACGATTATTAAAACTGAATATTATTATTTTGCACATCGTCATTCTTGGACATGCTATTTGGGTTGGTCCATTCTTAACGCTATTGTTATTACCGTACCATATTTTATCTTTTCAATTTGTGTATTTCAGTTTCCTGTATTTTTGAATAGTTGGATTTTCTTGACCAATATTTATGTACGTTTTTCAAAAAATACGATAACTAAAGATAAAACAAGTTCGACATTATCGAAGTTTAATGACCTTTTGACTAAGGAGAAACATTAATTATGCAAACTAGACCGTATATTAAGATAACTTCTGGTACAGAATCATTTACTTTCGGCATGGTCTTAGTCGCTTTATTGGTTGGGATTTTTCCGTTTTTACTTCATGTGCAAGTTGTCGATACACATGCGCAAAATGTGGTCGGCCCATGTTTTGCATTTATTACAGGTAATAGCAGTATAGATGACGTTAAAAATCCGGAAAAATATAGCGGTTATTCCACTATTGTCGATACCGTTCGTACTGAATATACATCGAGCGGAGATGTTATTCCAAAGAAAGAAGAAAAACCGCAAATAATGATGATTAACGGCAAAGAATACATCCTCAAATAAAATAAATAAAATATGAAGAAGATTATTTTTTGTATTTTGATTTTATTTGGTCTTTGTTTCTCTAAGCCACTGGTACTTGAAATCTGTAATCCGAATTTCTGCTATGAGCAAATCATTAACGATGCGAAGAAGTGGGAATACAAACAGGATTATACCGGTCGAAAGTTTGTAAGAGTTTATTTCTATGATAAATGGAAACTCTTGGATATATCAGTCGACGGGAAAACAGTAAAGGTCAAAAAGTAGTGTTAGATATACCTGAAAATATACGTAAGCAATATCCGAACCAATTCGCAATTTCAAATCATCTCGCTGAAATGGGACTTGAGACGTATGGTACCTGGAATAGATATAAGATTAACAATATTGTAGTTAGGGTTACAGAAAGTTATACCGATGTAATTAATTATAACAATGATGACGATTTAGTTATCATCTGGTATGGTTCTAACGGACAAAATGTTAAATTTATGTATGA